CAGTTTCAACACATGTTGAAAGGAATGAAATAGTACATTACAATCTGGCCAGATTGATGTAAATACACAAAAAGGAGATTATAACTATGGATGGAAATTTAACAGCATCAGACGTTGCTCTTTTGACCGGGAACAACAGAAATGATGGAATGTTTGGTGGAGATGGCAGCTGGTGGATTATTGTTTTATTTATTTTTGCTTTCTTCGGATGGGGAAACAACGGATGGGGCAATAATGGAAACGGCGGAGGATATGTAGCTACAGCAGCTACTCAGGCAGATATTCAGAGAGGATTCGACAATTCCGCTGTAATCAGCAAGCTTGACGGAATCAATAGCGGCCTGTGTGATGGCTTCTATGCTATGAATAACGGTATGCTTACCGGATTTAACGGAATCAACACAAACATCATGCAGACTGGTTTCGGCATTCAGCAGGCTATTAATGCTGACACTGTAGCAAATATGCAGAATACCAATGCACTCCAGGCACAGCTTGCAAACTGCTGCTGCGAAACCAGAGAAGCAATCCAGGGCATAAACTACAACATGGCACAGAATACCTGTGCATTGCAGAACACCATGAACAGTAACACAAGAGACATTATCGACAGCCAGAACGCCGGAACAAGGGCAATCCTTGATTACCTGTGCAACGAGAAGATATCCAATCTCCAGGCTGAAAATAACGACCTCAGACGTGCCGCTTCTCAGGATCGCCAGAGTGCGCTTCTCACAACTGCAATGGCTTCTCAGACACAGCAGCTCATTAATGCGATTAATCCAGCACCGATTCCGGCATATCAGGTTCCTAATCCGAACACATATTACGGATGCGGATGCAACACCGGATGTAATTGTTAACAACTTCATATCGAGAGTATCTTTCGATTGATTCGGATGTCGGCTTATGCCGTATTACACAGAGGGGCAGGCTGAGACCTGTCCTTTTGTGATATGAAAGGAGTATTTTTATGGCAGAATTTACAAATGTAGCTGCTCAGACTGTAGCAGCAAATGGAAACGTAGTATTTTCAAACACAGCAGTTAAAGGTTCTAACTGCATTCAGCACAGAGAGGGAAGTGGAATCATCACTCTAAGAGGACTGACTAACCAGTGTAAAGCGAGATTCTTCGTGGATTTTTCTGGTAATATCGCAATTCCAACAGGCGGTACTGTCGGAGCTATTTCTCTGGCTATTGCAATCTCTGGCGAGCCTGTATTATCTTCACAGATGATTTCCACACCGGCAGCAGTAGACCAGTATAACAATGTGTCCTCTGGTATCTATATTGATGTACCTCGCGGATGTTGCGTTAATATCGCAGTAGAGAACACAAGCGATCAGGCAATATCTGTTGCGAACGCAAATATTGTTGTGACCAGAGAAGCGTAGGAGGTGCGATTATGAGAGACATTAAAGACTTATGTGCAAGAATTGAAGACGAACTGTCCAAAATTGCTGACAGTGGGCTGACCACTGGAAATCTGGAAATGACATACAAACTGATTGATATGTATAAAGATATCAAGAATACGCAGTACTGGGACAAGAAAGTGGAATATTACAATACTGTCCTTGATGAGATGCGTGGTGGCTACAATGACGATTACAGCGAACGTGGAAGAAAGCGCGACAGCATGGGGAGATATAGCGCAAATGATGGCAGAATGATGCCAGATTACGACAGGGGTAGTTCTTATGCCAGACGTGGTGAGCATTATGTCAGAGGACATTACAGCCGTTCTGACGGACGAGATGCTTATGACGACTATATGACGCAGAAACAGAGCTATCGTTCCGGCAAATCCGAGGACTGCAAGAGAAAGATGCTTGCCGCTCTGGAAGAACATCTGGACGAACTCACAACAGAAATGAGCGATATGTCCAAGGACGCAGAGTGCCGGGAGGAACGTGATCTTGTTAAAAGATACGTGGAAAAACTCCGTGATATGCTCTAATTGGCTAAAACATGTACCACAACTTTTTGGAGGTTCTGTGGTAAAATGTATTCATAAGGAAGATTCGTAAGTGGTTACAGCCACTTGACATAGACATTTTCATTGCTTTCCTCCTTTCTTTAAGCAGATGCGTGTCCTTAATAGAAACAGGTTCGGGGTGGAATCTGGAGGTTGAAAAGCGGATGCAATTTCCGACACGTATCATTGCCGCTAGTACATGGCGGCATACCTCCTTGTGAGAGCGTATAACTGAACAGTGGAATCCAACCCGTGCAGAGGTGCGCGACCGTATAGGCGGTGTTGACGTAGCCCGAAACGTCTCGTGTTTAGGCATAGCACGTAAAATACCTTGCTAACCCGGGAATCCGGGTTAAGGCAGGATGGAGAAGTGGAATCTCACAAGGTTCATACCCTTGAGAACGGCGGTTCGAATCCGTCTCCTGCAATTTCAAACATGATTAACTCAGTGCAGATAGATTTTCAGTCTAGCTGAGATACAGGGTTATGTAAGATAGAGTAGTTCGGGATACTGGACTATCAACCATCTTTTTAGCAGAAGTGATTCTGTTAGAGGAGGAAGAAACTTCCAACACACCTTGTAGTGTATCATCATAAAGAGACCAAAAGCAGAATCCTTGTGGTCGGCGTACAATAGACGCTTGCTGTGCAAGAATAATCCGTTGATGTGAGTGGTGTGAGAGACCACAGACTAAACGGAAATCTCGTTAAGCTGATTTGCCTTGAACCTGAGAAATTAGGGTATAACACAAGAGATTCGTTAAAGTAGCGGTATGGCAATTCATAGAAAAAAATTTCCTGCTATGAAAAACATTTTCTGAAAGAACCGTGAAATTTGTGGGTGACACTCCCATGTGTGCTTTGACCGCGGTAAGAAGCTCAGGGTCGCTCCCGAAAGCTCAGACTTATCGTCACAGTGGCTGAATATGGTTGCAAGTATGGTGAATAAGGAGAAATCCTAATCGTGGTTGAATATGGTGCATTGCTGTAGTGGTAGCAGAATAGGTTGCTAACCTATCCAACAGAAATGTTGCACACGTTCGAATCGTGTATGCACCGTTACCTTGCCAGTGGTCTAACTGGCTTAATCCACTTACCTGCGGCGGCAGGTCAATAAACACGACCAGGAGGATATTATGCAGAAACTTATTGACACATTAAAATCATTTGGAATTGAAATCCCGGAAGACAAGCAGGCAGATGTGAAGAAAGCACTCTCTGAGCATTACAAGAATGCTAAAGAAGTAGCGAAAACCCTGTTGAAAGTTGAGGGAGAACGTGACGACTGGAAAAAACGTGCTGAGACAGCAGAAGAAACCTTAAAAAGCTTTGACGGTATCGACCCGGCGAACATTCAGACAGAGCTTGCTGGATGGAAGAAGAAAGCTGAGGACGCAGAGAAAGAATTCAATGCGAAGATCTACGAAAGAGATTTTGACGATGCTCTTAAAACTGCATTGGAAAATGTTAATTTTTCATCTCCAGCAGCTAAAAGATCTGTTACCGCTGATATCAAATCAGCTGGTCTTAAGCTTAAGGACGGAAAGATTCTTGGACTTAATGATCTGCTTGAACAGATGAAACAGGATGAACCTGATACATTTGTAGATGAAAGTCAGCAGCAGGCCCAGCAGCAACAGGCGAGATTTGCAACAGCGCGGATTGGACATCAGCAGACACCGGGAAGTATGACAAAGAAAGATATCGAAGCAATTAAAGACCCGTCCGAGAGACAGGCTGCAATTGCTCAGAATATCCAGTTATTCCAGTGATTTTTTACACCGACTATACGTCAGAGTATAGCCGCTAACCCAATACCTTAATAGTTATGGGTAGAAAGGATTTTTTATATGGCAGCAAAAGCTAATCTTATTATGAGTAATGATATTCAGGTCACAGCACGTGAGATTGACTTTGTAACCAGATTTGAAAGAAACTGGCAGCACTTACGTGATATTCTGGGCATCATGAGACCTATCAAAAAACAGCCGGGTGCTGTACTCAAGTCCAAATACGCAGAGGGTACTTTGCAGAGTGGAAACGTTGGTGAGGGTGAGGAAATTCCTTACAGCAAGTTTACCGTAAAAGAAAAGACCTATGCAGAAATGACTATCGAGAAGTACGCAAAGGCTGTATCTATCGAAGCAATCAAGGATCACGGTTATGAGAACGCTGTTCAGATGACCGATGATGAATTCCTTTTCCAGCTTCAGACTGATGTTACTGGCAGATTCTATGACTATCTGAAAACCGGTACACTTACTTCCACAGAAACAACATTCCAGATGGCTCTGGCAATGGCTAAGGGTCGTGTAGAAAACAAATTCAAACAGATGCACAGAAATGTAACTGGCGTTGTTGGATTTGTGAACATTCTGGACGTATATGAATATCTTGGCGCGGCTGAAATCACTATTCAGAATCAGTTCGGTTTCCAGTACATGAAAGACTTCATGGGATTCAATACAATCTTCCTGTTATCTGACAGTGAAATTCCAAGAGGACAGGTTATTGCAACTCCTGTTGAGAACATCGTCCTGTACTATGTTGACCCGAACGAATCTGACTTTGCAAGAGCAGGTCTTGTATACACTGTGTCTGGTGAAACAAACCTGATCGGATTCCATACACAGGGCAACTACCACACAGCAGTGTCCGAAGCATTCGCAGTAATGGGACTTACTCTTTTTGCAGAGTACATTGATGCAATTGCAGTAATCACCATTGATGAGACGCCAACACTTGGCACTCTGACAGTGAATTCCGTGGCTGGAACAGCAAGCGGCGATACAAAAATCACTGTAAATCCAGCTAAAGAAAATACCAACAACGTATACAAATACAAAGTTGCGGCAGACGCAGTAACTGTCGGATATGGTCAGAACCTCAGAAACTGGACTACATGGGACGGAAAAGCTGACATTAAGGCAGCAACCGGACAGAAGATCACGGTGGTTGAGTGCGATGGAACATACAAAGCACTGAATGCCGGAAGTGCAAGCGTGACAGCAAAATGATGATCGCAGGAGGTAACTGGCATGGCTTATGCAGATTATGATTTTTATACAACTTCATACTTCGGTTCGGTCGTGCCAGAAACCGACTTTCCACGACTGGCGGAAAGAGCCAGTGATTTCGTGGACACGATGACGTTTGACAGGCTGGTGGACGGGCTGCCGGAAAATGAACGCTCACAGAAGCGTATCAAAAAAGCGGTCTGTTCATTGGCTGAATTAATGTATCAGCTGGAACTTGCTGAGAAAAATGCAACTTCTTACGCCACCATGAATGGGTCTTCTGTATCAACCAGACCTGGTGAATATGGTTTAGTAACAGATGGTGATGGAAACATTCAGTTAGTAAGAGGAGCATCAGCAGAAAACAGCAAGGTAAATGCTCAACTTGCATCTGATACAAGTGGCAATGTTCAGCTGATAAACAGTAAGGAAGATTCTGGTGATAAGAACACCGGAATCGTAACATCTATAAGTTCTGGCAGTGAATCCATCTCTTACGCCACACCTCAGCAGATTGGAGCAAGTGCAAAGGAATGGAGCGCAGTGTATGCAGCCGCCGGAGATGTACAGAAAACGAACGACTTGCTTCTTAAGACAGCTTTACCACTTCTGATGGGAGTAAGGACGGATGATGGAATACCAGTATTGTATGCAGGAGTGTGAAAATGACCAATATCTTAAAGAGATTTTATTGTAAGCATAAACATCAAATTCCGGTTAATACATTACTGGTAGGAATCGGAGAAAATAGATACACAACAATGCACATCTGGAAATGTACAGATTGTGGCAAAACAATGAAAGGTAAATGATTATGGACATTTCAACATTAGGCTCATGCGTAGCAATCGTTATGATCTGCTACATCGTAGGAATGGGCTGCAAAGCATCAAAAAGAATCTCTGATGAATGGATTCCAGTAATCATGGCTGTTACTGGCGGGATTCTCGGAGCAGTCGGAATGGGAATTATCCCGGATTTCCCGGCAACGGATTATATCACAGCGGTTGCAGTCGGTATGTTTAATGGATTGTCGGCTACTGGCGTGAATCAGGTTATTAAGCAGACAGTGCAGAAAGAATAATTAAGGAGAGGGTATCATGTACGAAAAAACTTTGACGATTTTCAATTATTATGAGAGTCCGACAACAAGAGATGCGTACTGGTACCCTCACGTTTTATCCGGTGTCGACCTTATTACGGACAAGGGGGCAATCCTTAAGAAGTACGGACCAGATGCAACTGACAACGCACAGTTACATATCCATTATACTGTCCAGAACGGTGATATAACCATTGCTGACAAGAATGGCAAGATTCTCCCATATATACCGCCTAAAGAGTGGAAAAGACAGATTAACAACGCTCTGGAGGATACGATTACATTCTCAGATGAATCGTTCTTCTGGGAAGGTGAGTGGGCTGACGGAACGGTAATTGACAGTGATTATCGAAATGGATTCTATCAGTACATGAACGAGAACAGGGATAATGTGTTTAAGATTACCAGTGTAGGCGGTCCATATACACTGATTCCGCATTTTGAAATTTTGGGTAAATAATATGAGTAAGATTCATCATTTCAAAGGATTCTCTGTAGTCGATGGAGATATGAAAATCAAGCTGAATATGGACAGGTTCTCCAGACAGTATCAAGAAGCTCAGTATCTCCTTGATGGAATGGTAATGGACAGTATGATAGAGTTTATGCCAATGATTTCGGGAGATTTTATTGACCGAACAAGAGACAAAAGTACATCGATGCAAGGGACTGGATTTGTATGTGCGGCAGCTGCTCCATATGGACGTTTTCTTTATTTTGGAAAAACCATGGTCGACCCCGCAACAGGTAGTACATGGGCAAGACACGATGCGGAAAAGGTTCTTGTGAGCCAGTATTCCGGTAAAACGAATGCAAAAGAGAATCTTCAATATACAAAATCACCGCATACTCAGGTACAAGCTGAATGGTTCGATGCCGCTAAACGACAATACGGCAGCACATGGATTCGTAAAGTAAAAGCACAGGCAGGAGGTGGCAGACATGGCAGATAAACCTATCGGAGTAGATGCAACCGGATATGACATTCTGACAGACGCCATGAAAGCACTTCTAAACCAGTATCCGGGACTACACGACAATGAAATAATCAAATTCGAGGAACTTGGCAAAGAATCGGGAATTGCGTTTTCAGCAGACAACGGGGCGCTGATCTATTCAGAAAAAGAAGATGTTTGTGGCGTAATGCATCAGGTATGCCAGTATCCATTTTATGTGGTATACCGAACAGCATCCGACAAGGAGAGGCAGAAATTATCTGTTCAGAAATTTTTGGATAATCTCGGTAAATGGATATGCAGAGAACCAGTTGTCATAAATGGCACTGAGACACGTTTAAATGCGTTTCCAGAGCTTTCGCAAGGGCGAGTGATAAAACGTATAACCCGTGGAAACTCCTATGGTTTAGAGCCGCAGGAGAGCGGCGTACAGGACTGGTTATTGCCATTATCGGTGCGCTATGAAAACACTTATGAAGTAATATAACAAGTAACAACCGGCTATCAATCGGAGATAGTCGCTAACCTACACAGCCTTTTAAAAGTTATAGGCAGAAAGGACATTTCTATGGCAGTTACAGGAAAGATTGACCGTAAATATATGGCTCATTATATTGACGCAGGTTCCCTCTGCGGAGGACTGACACCAAAATATGAGCGTCTTGGAAAGGACCTGGAAGAGTACAACATCGAGCTCAACCCGGATACCGAAACATCTAAAAATATTCTTGGAGAATCCACATTTAAGCATAACGGCTATGAGGTATCTTCTGATGCCGATCCATTTTATGCAGATACCACTTCTGACCTATTCACGGCGTTACAGAAGATTGTAGACGGACGCCTCAAAGACGATAGCCTCAAGACAAAAGCAGTTGAAGTTCATCTCTGGACAGAAGCCACATCAGGCAAGTATGAAGCATATCAGCAGGACTGCTACGTTGTGCCGACATCCTACGGTGGAGACACATCTGGCTATCAGATTCCATTTACTGTCAACTATGTTGGCGAACGTGTAAAAGGAAAATTTGATATCAGTTCCGGTACATTCACAGCTGACAGTGAATAAGCACATACACAAGGAGGATATGCTAAATGGCAAAAGTAATTAATACCAAAATTGATGATGGAATTTTTACATTCACGTTTACCAACAACGAAGACGAAGTTTTTTCTTCTTTCAAGCTTAACCCGACTGATATCAATGTAGCAGCACGTGCGGAGGAACTGGGAGAGTACTTTGACCAGCTTAAAAATTCTATTCAAAAAGTCACATCTGGTAAGGAAGTGGCAGAACTGAACAAACAGATCGAAGACAAAATCAACTATCTGCTCGGATATGAAGCATCAAAAGACCTGTTCAAGGAGCCGATCACAGCAACTACTGTATTCGGCAATGGTCAGGTATTCGCATATATCGTTCTGGATAAGATCGCAGAAGCAATTGCACCGGAAATCGAAAAGAGAAAAAAGAAAATGCAGGCAGCAGTCAATAAGTATACGGAGAAGTATACAAAATGACCGCCTATGAGCTTCCCACCTCGCTTAACATAAGTGGGGTGGATTTTTCTATTAGAACGGATTTTCGAGCAATCATCGACGTTCTCATTGCTATGAACGACCCGGAACTGGACGAGCAGGCGAAAGCAGTTGTTATGCTACAGATTCTGTTTGAGGACTGGCAAAGCATACCGGCTGAGTGTCTGGATGAAGCTTGTCAAAAAGCATCAGAGTTCATCGACTGCGGACAGTTGGACGATAATCCAAACCGCCCAAAGCCCCGTTTGATGGATTGGGAACAGGATGGAGACATGATTGTTCCGGCGGTAAACAAGGTTGCCGGTAAAGAAATCAGAGCAGTGCCTTATATGCACTGGTGGACGTTTTTTGGATACTTTATGGAATCTGGCGAATGTCTTTTTAATACCGTAGTTGGAATTCGTTCAAAAAAGGCAAAGGGCGAAAAGCTCGATAAATGGGAAAAGAAATTCTATCAGGAAAATAAGAACATTATTGATATAAAAACACGTCTCAGCGAAGAGGAGCAAGCGTACAAGGATGCGCTGAATGAGATGTTAAACCTCAAATAGTTAGGAGGTGAATGTATGGCTGCTGATGGCTCAGTCATTATTGATACCAGATTAGACACAACCGGTGTCCAAAAAGGTGTATCAGCGATTAAACAGTCATTCGACGGGCTTGGAAGCACAGTAAAAAAAATAGGACTACTTATCGGCGGAGTATTTGCTGTCGGTAAATTAGTACAGTTTGGAAAAGAATGCGTTGCCCTTGGCTCAGATCTCGCAGAAGTGCAAAACGTGGTTGATGTTACATTTACAACCATGTCAGACAAAGTAAATGAATTTGCAAAGAACGCTATGACCAGCGCTGGACTATCGGAGACTATGGCAAAGCGGTATGTCGGCACGTTCGGAGCGATGTCTAAGTCGTTCGGATTCTCAGAATCACAAGCTTACGATATGTCAACAGCTCTGACACAGCTAACTGGTGATGTGGCATCATTCTACAACATCAGTCAGGACTTGGCTTATATCAAACTGAAATCAGTGTTTACGGGTGAAACGGAAACATTAAAAGATTTGGGCGTGGTAATGACCCAGTCGGCACTTGACCAATATGCACTTGCAAATGGCTACGGCAAGACCACATCTGCAATGACTGAACAGGAGAAAGTTGCTCTCCGCTTTGCTTTTGTGCAGGAACAGTTATCAGCCGCATCTGGTGACTTCATTCGTACTTCTGACAGCTGGGCGAACCAGGTGCGAGTGATGCAGTTGCAGTTGCAGTCCCTCAAGGCAACAGTCGGACAAGGGCTGATTAATATTTTTACACCTGTTCTGAAAGTAATCAATATTCTTCTCGGTAAACTGGCGACTCTGGCAAACGCATTTAAGTCATTCACGGAGCTTATTACTGGCAAGAAATCTTCCGGTCAAACGAGCGGAAGTGGAGCGGGTCTTGCCGGAACAGACGCGATCGCAGATACAGCAGATCAGTATGGACAGGCAGCGGATAATGCAGAAAAACTGGCAGATGCCACGAACGACAATGCAAAAGCAACAAAAAAAGCGAATAAGGAAACAAAAAACTATCTTTCATCACTTGATGAAGTGCACAAAGTCACATCTACTGGCAGTAATTCATCTTCCACGCCATCTTCATCTGGTGGAAGTGGTGGAACAGGTAACAGTGGTATTCCGAGTTCAGTAGGTAATGTGGACTACGGCAATCTCGCAGAAGGCGAAACCGCACTTGACAAGATTAGCGATTCCGCAAAGAAACTTGCTGACCTGCTCAAGAAACTCTGGAAACCATTCCAGGACGCATGGAAAAAAGAGGGTAAGAATACCATTGAAGCGGCAAAAAACGCTTTGTCGGGAATTGCAAAACTCGCTAAGAGTGTAGGTAAAAGCCTTGTAGAGGTCTGGACAAATGGCACAGGCGCAACGATGCTTACGACCATGCTGAGGATTGCTCAGAACGTTCTTAAAACTATCGGGAATATTGCATCCGGTTTTGCGGATGCGTGGAATAAGAACAATGTTGGAACGCAGATCATACAGAACATTGCAGACGCCCTTGTGGTGGTTATGCAGTTTGTTGAAAAAATCGCAGAGGATACAGCAACATGGGCGGCGAACCTTAATTTCTATCCTCTACTGGAATCTATCAGTAATCTAACAAGTACGTTTGCGCCAATTCTGGAATCTATCGGAAATGTTCTTGAATGGATTTATAACAATATTGTTCTTCCAATGCTGAAATGGCTGATTGAAACGGGAATTCCAATAGTGATCAACCTAGTGTCTGATTTGGCAAGATTTTTCGCAGACCATCAGCCAATTATCGAAGCATTCGGCGCAGCTTTGATTGGAGCATTTGCGGCGGCGAAAATTGCAGGGCTAGCGTCAAGAATAGCAGGAAGTATAACGACAGTAGCGAGTTTTATAAAAGGTCTTATTGCACTTATGACTGGTTCTAGCGGCATTATGGGAGGAATTAAAGCTATTGCAACGGCTATCGGACCGGGTGGAATTTTTATAGCGGCAGTAACAGCTTGCATTGCAATTGGCGTATTACTGTATAAAAACTGGGACAAGATTAAAGAAGTTGCGGGTGCGGTATGGGATTGGATTAAAGATAAGACCATAACTTTCGTTGATGGAATAAAATCCAAACTAAGTGATTTGGCAGAAAAGATTGTTTCTATCTGGAATGGTATCAAATCAAGTGCAAAAGAAAAGTGGGACGCTATATGGTCCACTATAAAAGAAGTTGTAAAGAGGATAGTTGATGGAATCGTTGATAAATTCAAAAGTGCAAGAGACAAGGTTGTTGATACGTTCGAGGGTATTAAAAACAAAGTTAAAGAGATATTCAATAAAGTTATCGGTATCGTAAATGGCGCAATCGGTACGGTGAACGGCGCGATCAGTGGAATTGAATCTGCAATGTCATTTGGTCCGTGGGAAGTACCTACGCCGTTCGGTAAGAAAACAATCGGATTTAGTGCAACATTTCCGAGAGTTCCAACTATTCCATATCTTGCAAAAGGTGCCGTTATTCCTCCAAGATCAGAATTTCTCGCTGTGTTAGGAGATCAGAAGCAAGGAAACAACATCGAGACACCAGAAGCTCTGCTCAGAAAGATTGTTCGTGAAGAATCTGGAAGCAGTTCCGGTGGAGATTATCGCTTTACCGCTCAAATTAACCGTAGAACAATCTTTGATGAAATTATTGATGAAGCAAAATTAAGACGCAGCACAAGCGGAAGAAATCCGTTTGAACTGGCATAGGAGGTGGAAACGTGGCAACTATTCCAAAAAGTATAACAAAACGATACAAGATGAACGGGGCCTCCATCTATCAGCCAGACAAAGATATGGGTTATAACCTCGAAACAACTTATTCAGAAGGTAGTAACCGTACGCAGTTCGGAAAAGCGTTGTTAACTCCATTGTTTACAGTCGAACAGTATAGCTATGAAGCATCAAACGTTCCAGTTATAGAAGCAAACAAAATTCTCAAAATTATCGCAAAAGGAAAAACATTCAATTTGTACCATTGGTCGCTTTACCACATGGCATGGAGAACTGACCCGTTTTATGTCGGAAAAGCAAGCCTAACTATTGGAGAAATTTCGCCAGACTTAAAATTTGTATCAAAAATATCTTTTAACATGCAGGGGGTGAATCCACTTGATTAATGTATCTGATGCGTTCAAACAAAAACTACAGGACGGAGAAAGAGTCTGGCAGGAAGTGGAAATCACCTTTCCTGACGGAACTGTAAAAACAGTCAAAAATGAAATCATGGGCGAAAACTGCACTTTTTCCGATTGTGCAGAAAGTAGCAGCTTTCCGATTGGCTGCGTTGTTTGTAAATCCATGACATTGGAGTTGGACAACACTTCCGATCAGTGGAAAAACTATAATTTCTACATGGCAAAAGTTCATGCGTATCTTAAAATGCAGACCTCTGTAGCAAGTTCGGCTACAACAGATGAATTGCTGGATGAAAACTATGAGCCAATTCTTGACCAGAGTGGCGGTGCGATTCTGGCAACAAAAGCAGCGACAGAAGACAGAGTCGAAACCATTGATAAAGGTATTTATACAATTACGACACCAGAACAATATGGCGAAATCCTTAGTTTTACCGCTTTGGACGATATGTATAAAACGAACGCAACTTATATATCTCATCTGGTTCTACCACAGTCAATAGAGACTCTTGTTAGAGATGCGTGTGAGACTCTTGGTATTCCGTCAGAAGTCTCCATGGCTCATGGAAATCTGATCGTGTCAGAGATTCCGGAAAACATGACGTTTCGTCAGTTGTTCGGATGGGCAGCAATGCTTGAGACTGCGAACGCTCGCCTGGACAGCAGAGGATACTTGCGATTTATCAGATGGGATTTTTCCAATGTGCAAGAAGATTATGGTGCAATTGCGGATGCTGATGGAAACATTACGTTTAAAGGTGGTGCAAATGTTGACTCCGATAACTTTATAAGCCCGGCAGGGAACTGGACAATTGATAGTGATGGATTCTTGACACTGATCGAATCAGCAGCTGACACATCCGAAAAGCTCAAAGACTTTTTTACAAGTCCAACCGTTTCTAGTGATGATATTGTGATTACTGGAATCAAGCTAAAAAATAGAGAAAATGAAGCCATGTACGGAAGCACAGGATATGTTCTTGAATTGGAGAACGACCTTGTTGCGGATTCGGACTTGGACACGGTAGCTGCTCAAATTGGCGATTCCATAATTGGAGCTAAATTCCGTAACATGTCGGGAGAACTTGTATATAACCCACTCATTGAGTTTGGAGATATGGCATATACTTATGATCGCAAATGGAACAGATATATAACTCCGCTGACGGACGTTTCTTGTTCCGTTAATGGAAAGACTACTGTAAAAACTCAAGCCGACGACCCTATCAGAGGGCAGAGCAAGTTCCAGTCAGAATCCACTAAGGCAATCGTAGAGGCAAGACGACTTGTTAAAAAAGAACAATCAGCTAGAGAAAAAGCAGTAAAGAAATTAGAAGAAACCTTAAAAAATTCTTCTGGATTATATGAAACATCAGTCGCACAGGAAGATGGCAGTACTATCACATATCTGCATGACAAGCCTACACTTGCAGAATCAAAAAATGTAATTAAATTCACAGCAGAAGCCATTGGCGTATCCAATGATGGTGGCAAAACATATCCTTACGGTTTCTTTCTGACAGGCGATTTGATAGCAAAAATTCTGTACGCACATGGTATCAATGCTGATTATATTGACACAGGTGCACTGACTGTCAGAGATAGCGATGGAAACATAATCTTCCAAGTTGATATGGATACCAAAAAAGTAATCATCAGCGGAGATAATGTTGTAATTGGTGACAGTTCTTTGCCGGATAAACTGACAAAAATGGACAACAATATTGCGGATGCCAAGAATATGACATTCCAGCTGTCAAACGATATGCAGACGATCACATCTGACGCAGACGGAAACATTCCGGTATTTCCAACAGTGGCAACTACAGCGAAAGTTATGTACGGCTCGTCAGATATCACAAATGATTGTAGCTATACCATTACAAAATCAGACAGTGTAACTGGCTCTTGGGATGTAGATACGCATACTTACACTGTCACAGGCTTGAGTGCCGACAATGGATGGGTGGATATTAAGGCAACGTACCTGATTAATCTTTCTATAACGAAGAGATTTACGATTTCCAAGCAGAAATCAGGGAAAAACGGAAAACAGCTTTATACATGGAGAAAATACGCATCCATGCCGGATGGCTCTGATATGAGTGATAGCCCAGATTATGTAAAACTTCTGGACAGCGCCGAAAGTCCCATACTGGACAGTACCGGGGATGAAATCTATACAGTCACAGAAGCAATCTATGTTGGAATTGCGGACAATAAAACTACAGAAACACCGTCTGATAATCCGAAAGATTACATTTGGAGCCGTTTTCGTGGCGAAGACGGAGCGGATGGAATTGGCATTCCGGGAGAGAACGGAGAAACTTCTTACATCCATACCGCTTATGCAAATAGTATTGACGGAACTGTGGATTTTTCCACAACTGATACAGATAGAATTTACATTGGTCATTATTCCGATTTCGAAAAGACGGACAGTGTAGACCCAGCGAAATATACATGGGCGAGAATGCGTGGAGAAGACGGGCCTCCGGGAAGAACGTACTATCTGAGAGCCAACGCAGAAGTCCTGATGATGGGACAGGATAAGAAAATAACTCCTAATCCATTCAATGTTCATGCGTATTACAGAGATGGACAGGGTGACGAAGCAACTTTTAAAACCTGGTGGATAGTAGAATACAGCAAAGATGCCGGAAAAACATGGACAAAAATGGCCTTTAATTCACAGACCAGTGGAATAACTATTAATCCAGATAGCTATTCTCTTGGTGCTGACGGAATGATACGTGCAACAATTTATACGGATTCCGGAAGAACTAAAATCGCCGATCAGCAGACATGGCAGGTTGCTGTTGACGTTGGCATGCTTACGCAGGAGCAGATTGTTGAGATATTGTCCAATGGCGGAGAATTTAAAGGCCTCTACTATCTGAATGGACATCTGTACATCAGTTTAGACGCATTGATGGGAAACGCCGCAATTCTAGGTGGAACCAAAAACGGCAACGGATACCTAAAGATTAAAGATAAAAAAGGCACCGTGAAGGGACTGATAGATTACTCAGGCTACACTGCATTTACAAGCTATGAAGAAAATTCTACGCGCATGAAATATACAGGAATTTGTTTTTCAGATACTGGAATAAATCCTGTTAGTGCCGAGAAATACTTTAGCAGCGCTGCGGACATTGAATACGTTGAAACGGCGTGGGGAATCGACTGGACTGCCGAAGAGCTTAATATTAGTGCAACAGAAGTATCGGCTGATACCGGTAAGTTTTCAAATTTGACTGCCGAAAATTGTAACTTGGAAGTCAAAAATATGAATGTATCTGGTCCGTGCACTTTTGATGATGAAAATAACGAACCGATATTTAGGCAAAGCATGAAAGTGTATGGTTTTGGCTTTACAACATCTGGATGGAATGCTTGGATTTCAAATAACGATTATAGACTTCGCGCATATGGCTCATCATCTGAAAGGTACAAGATTCTTGGAGATTCATTGACGGAAGAATTCATTGAAAGCCTGTATAACATCGAACCAATAATGGCACGGTACAAAGACGGCTATCTTGAAGAACATGATGAGCGTGTTGGAGTTGAATTTCCGATGTTCCGTGCGGAAGATGTGGATATATATTTTCCTCTGGCGGTTGACCACATAGATGGCAAAGCTGAGAACTGGAACGAACGTATCATGATACCGGCTATGTTTGCGATGATTAAAAGCCAGAAAGAACAGCTTGACCGACAGGAGAAACTAATTAATCAGCTGTATAAAAAGTTCAATATAGAAAAGGAGAATTAATATGGCAAAATTTAATGAATACACAGTAAAGGCAACTCCAGAAGATGCAGATACCTTAATGCTCTATGATGCTGCATCAAAAACAAACAAACTTTCACCATTCAGCGGAATCTGGAACTGGATTGTCGGAAAACTGACCAATGCGGTTATCCGCAACTTGCAGACCTCAAACAAGACGGTACTGGGGGCGATTAATGAATTAAATAGTAACCCAAAGGCTCAGTTTGGCACGACAGCGGACATCGAAATAGCAACCAACAGTATCCAAACAATAGATGTTACATTTGAAAAAGCTTTCAAATCTGTACCTACAGTCTTATGTTCTATACGAAGTGGAACAACTAATCCGGTATACGGAAGTGTAAATGCATTTGTAGATTATTCATCTGTCACTAAGACTGGATTTACCGTAAAAATTGCAAACAGTGCTACATCTGGTGCAGTTTTAAGACCAGCTGTTTCATGGATTGCAATAGCGTAGATTTTTGCAACTCCTGTTTAGTTAACAGACACAACTATGATTTATGCGAAGGTATCGCAAGAATCATTGAGATATAGTCACCACAGATATGTGGTGTGAAAGGAGCACAACATGGAAATTAAAGGTATTGACGTGTCATCTTATCAAGGAAACCCAGATTGGGCGAAAGTATCGAATTCTGGAACTAAGTTTGCAATTTTGAGAATTCATCAGAAATCCGGCACTGATGCATCATTCGAACACAACTACAAGGGCTGTAAATCCAATGGAATTCTTATTGGTGGATATAAATACAGTTATGCTTTAACACCGGCACAGGCAATTGACGAAGCTGAGAACTTAATTTCCGTTCTTGGTGGACGTGGACTGGACTTTCCAGTGTTCTATGACCTTGAATGGAGTCAACAGAGAAGCCTTGGCAAGCAAGCTATCGAGAATATTGCAGTAGCATTTCTGACCAGAATCAAGAAAGCCGGTTATAAGGTTGGAATTTATTGTAATCTCGACTGGTACAATAATGTTCTGACAGATGCTCTCAAGCAATATGATTGTTGGATTGCTCGTTATCCAGCAAGCGACAATGGCTCTGCACAGGAAAGATTACGTCCGAACGTCGGTGTAGGCTGGCAGTATTCCAGTAAAGGAAAAGTTCCAGGAATTAATGGAAATGTTGATATGGATGTGTTTTACAAGGATTATAGAGATTCTGACCAGAAAGGAGAAACTAAAATGGTAAAAATCAGTAACTGCGGACATGATGAAAGAGGAAGATATGCAGGTGGGAAAGCAGGAGATCAGACTGGTACAGAATATCAGATCATGAACTGGTACAGTAGACCGTGGCTCTGTGTCCTAAGATTCAATGACGCCAAAATCGCAACCATGATTGCAGACATGGCGACAAAAGCGGCACAGAACAATCTCATCGGATACGATCAGGGCACTGCCGGAAACAGCAATGACCGGTATTCGTTCTGGCGGCACTTAAAGGCAAGCAACTACGATCCGGCGCAGATCACGGTAGCTTGCGAATCTGATTGCAGCGCAAGTACAGCAGCTATCGTCAAGGGAGCTGGGTATCGCTTAAATAACGCAAGACTCAAAGCGGTCAGCATCTATCTGACGACACGAAACATGAGAGCTGCAATGAAGATTGCCGGTGCGAAAGTACTGACGGATAGAAAGTATCTGACATCCGGCGACTATCTAAAGGCAGGAGATATCCTCCTGAATGATAACCACCACGTGGCTATCGCTGTTACCACCGGCGCAAAAGCAAATACGCTTTCAGCGTCAACTATTCTGTCTAAAACTCCGAAGTGGGTGGGAAAGGTAACTGCAAATACACTTAATGTCCGCACATGGGCAGGAACAGAGTATGCACAGCTTAAAAGCTATCCTACACTTGCAAAAGGCAATTTAGTTGATGTATGCGATACCATTAAAGCCAAAGATGGAGCATCTTGGTACTATATCCGCATTGCCGGAAAATATTTTGGATTTGTTTCTGCAAAATACATCAAAAAAGCATAAATTTAAGCCCCTTGGAATTATTCTTTGGGGCTGTTTTTTTACATATTGTATCAAATTCGTGTTGCATTTCGTGTTGCATAGTTCTTCTTTTTTATGCCAAAACTGGCAAAATAACATATTTTATGAGCTAATTTAAAATTGCTGTAAGCATTGAAAATACTTGATTTCTTGGCAATCCTAGTAAATACAAGTACTGCATAAAAAATGCGGATGACAGGACTTGAACCTGTAAGAAAAAGCCTAACATTCCCTATTTTACAGCATTTGTTTATTTCGTGTTGCATTTTGTGTTGCATAGCTTTGAAAAATAATCATTCCCAATTTCATTCATCTCTTTTTCTCGATCAACCAGAACGTGCCGATATACATTTTTTAATGTGGTATCATCCTCCCAACCGCCGCGCTGCATAATATATACATCTGGAATTCCAAGAGTATGCAACTCAGATGCGCAATAATGACGCAAATCATGAAAACGGAAATGATGTATATGATTATCCTCTAAAACATCAGCGAATCTATTAGATATTTGCGCCGGATTCAAATTTGTTATTTTTCCATGTATACCTTTAAGTTTTTCTGCAACGAAATCCGGAAATGGAATAAAACGATCGCCAGCAAAAGATTTTGGTCTTTTGATAACCCAACCATGAGAATCATTCATAACCATAGCATATTCGACATGTACTATGTTCTGCTTGATATGATCAGAATTAAGCGCGCAGATTTCTGACCGCCTCATTGGACCGAATGCTGCCAGAAGAACAGGTATCTCTAATTCACTACCTACAGTACATTCAATTACCTTTTTGACTTCGGCAGATGTAGGTACATAGATTTTCGGTCTTACCTTTTTAGGTAAGGAAGTTCTTAAGATGAAATCCGAACGATAAGTCTTCAAGACAGTAGAAAGAAAGCCATGCATATTGTACACAGTTTTTGGCGAATGAGTAAGTGCTTCACGATTCATTTCAGCTTGAACATCCTCTTGAGTGATTTCCATTATATTTAATGACATAAGTTTAGCCATGTCTCTTTTGACAGATCGCTTATATTCTCTAATAGTTCCAGGGGATAAAACACCTGTTCTGCTTTCTATGTATTTATTACATGCCTCTTTTAATGTCATATCTTCTGGTGGAACATATCGCGCAGTCAATACTTCACTTTCTTTTTTTGCTGCCCATTCGGCAGCCATTTGCTCACAGATTCGCTTCCCTTTTTTGCTAGGATCTGAGCATGTAAAAGATTTATAAACCCTTTTCTTTTTGATGGTCCCGTCTGATAATGGGATTTCTTCGATGTGACTGAATACCTGACATCTCCATGAGCCAGATGGCAGTTTTTTTGCAGTTGCCATTTCTTTTCCTCCTTATTAACCGAACAAACTTTCTGACTTGTCCGAACACACCGAAGATGATACAATATGACTTGTCAGGCGATACGTTTCACTTCAGTATGCTTTGCGGAACGTAAAAATATTTTTCTTTTTTTTTTAAAAACCGGTTCTCATTGGTAGTGAGAGCCGGTTCTTTTTTATAAAAGTTCTGATTTTTTCTGGTCAAATTCTTCTTGAGTAATAATACCGCTATCTAAAAGCTCTTTGTAATCCTTCAGTAGTTCAACGGATGTTTTCTGATTTCGAACATTTTCAACAGCATCAGAGCTTTTGGAAATATTGAAGCTCTTTAACTGCATATCTATATTTGAACTACAGCGGAATCCAATAGTATTTATTTGATTGGTTTCGATATTCCGCATTTTCATAGATGCATAAGAATCCACTTCAATGTTATCACTTGTTGTGGTAGCAGTTCCAGTAGTAGTGGAATTATTCTTTCCTTTGGTTTTCTTTCCAGTTCCAACAGCTGCACCGACTATAGTTCCAACTCCCGGAGCAATAGCGGTTCCAACAACGGCTCCTGCTAAATGCCCTCTTCGTTTCGTTTTTTCTTTACTTTTCCCTTTAGTGTGAGATGTTGTAGTTGTCTTTTCTACTGTTCTGTATTCCGGCCCGTTCCATTCATAGTCGAAAAGTTCATATTTGGTTGGAGCATCTGACACTGTAACAGACCCATCTTTCCATTGCTTCAAATCAAATCTTGCGTGTTTGGAACCAAGCTCAAAATCCTCCTTACCGGATATAACTCTCAGATTCAATACTCGAACAGGTTTTTCTACAACCGCTGGCTGGGTTGCTACGGAATTATTTGATATTGCAGGTTTTTGAACCTTATTTTTAATAGACAGCAAAAGTGCAAAAATAAGATACAAAACAGCAATTCCAAATACCTCAAGTACAACAACGACCATAATATTGTCTGATGAAAGATCGTTTGAACTCATCAAGGCCACAATCATTAATACAATTAATGCGGTCCAAACGATCATCAACACATTTCGTATTTTTTTCATATTTCCCCCTTTTGACACGATTACTCAAAATTCTCGATATAATTCTTATATAGATTCCTTATTTTGGCAGCCTCCCTCTGCCTGATTGGAACAATATCCCCCGATATCATCTCAAAATGATCTGATGCATCTTTAATTTCGTCCATGTTGACGATATAACTTTGATGGCAACGGAGAAATCTTCCATCAAGATGCGGCTCTATATCTGACAGCTTTCCACGTGCTACATGAATAACGCCGCAAGTACAGTGGACGAGAATTGATTTATTTCGGCTTTCTATGTATTCGATATGCCGGAATTCTACCCGGTGGAAGTGGTCTCGGTTTTTGATAGTTAAGGCTTTCTCTCGGATATCTTCCAACGTGTGCGCTACGACAGAAAACATGCGTCCATGTTCAGAACCTTTGATGATGTAATGCACTGGTAAGACGTCTAATGCGTCAAATACATAGTTTTTATATGCTGTCCAGAAGGCAATGTTGCCATTATATCCATTTTTCCTGAGCTGCTTTGCGACATTTATGCCATTCTCATTATTTAGGACCACATCCAGCACGACTATATCGTACCATTGACCGTCTGCTATATCATCAATCAGCGGCTTCCCACTACTATAAGTGTTTAGCGTGTAGCTCTTGTCTCCACACTTTTTCAAAAACTCATCAACATGAGCCTTAAAAAAATCAATCTGCAAAGGATTATCGTCACAAATCGCAATTTTCATTCAAATCATTCCCTTATGGGCGTTGTTTTCGCCATTTGCAAAAAAAAGTGTTTAAATATGTTATTTTTATTATAACATCGTTAAATTTAGTTGTAAATAGACATTTTTAGGTGATTTGTAAAATGAAAATAATCAAAAATATACTAATTATAATAGGAGCTGTGCTTTTGCTTAATTACATTGTTTGTTTACCAATGTGCGTAGACGATTATATCCGCGAAGAGTCAGAAGTGTATTCTGTCCAAAATGCGTACAGATCTTCTACCCTACATAAGAATAGCGCCCATAAAATAAAGCAGAGCATGCCGCCGTTTTTATTCGCCCTGCCACTAAACAGAAAAGACTATATCTTTGATGTTACGAATAATTTCTATGCAATCATAAACATATCGGTGTATATCTGGCAGTTTCCAAGGGCAAACATTAGTGATATAATAGCAAAAAATGAACGAATGTTCGGTTATATTTCCCACAAACCGCACATATACTGTAATGTAGGTGGTAATTGCAATAGGGAGGGTTATTTATGGATTATAAGAAAGAGATTATCGAAATGATAGAAAAAATGAGCAACTTGACTTTTTTAAAAATGGCTTATGGATTTGTAAGAAGATTATACAAGGAAGAAAAAGAGCAGGGGAGTTAACCCCTGCTTCTTTTATTTCATGAACCGTTCCATAAAATCCCAGAATAGTTTTTTGTCTTCTGGTGTAAGCTGATAGTATTTTGTTATGGCATCTCTGGCTTTTTTATCATGGACGGCAATGGCGGCGCAAAGATCACTAAAGTCAATATCAATGTCCTTTTCTTTTTTTCCTTTACCAGTTCTTAACCATTCTTCATTCAGAGAAAATTCATTACAAATATCTCTTATAGTCCTGTCGGACATATTTTTATTTCCATTTTCAAACTGATTAATGAAATTTCTTGAAAGATTTAACCTTTCTGCAAAAGCTTCTTGACTTAAATGATGTTCTTTGCGGATTCCAATAATCCTATCTCTCATCGATATCCTCCTTTCTGTTATTATAATACATCAAAAAGGTTTACAAGTCAACATTTTTATATTGACAAAAGATAACTTGTGTGCTATATTGTGTTTACAAGGAAACAAGGAGGTGAGAAATTGAAAAAAGTAGACTGGCCGATAGTAGCAATCGTACTCAGCATACTTTCCATTTTAATAAATCTTTGTTTTAGTGGACGAGATTTATTAAGAAATTTACGTTGGATATTATCTTGTCTAGGTTGGTAAGTATTGAAACAATGACAGATATTACAGAAATAATTGTTGCGACATTAGCTTTCTTCTTAGCTTTAATCGAATCAGCAACAGCAGAATCAGCTATTTGTTTTGCACTGTTAGCAATATCTTTTAATGTTTCGTATTTTTCCTCATCTGCCATCTGTTTATATACGCTATACGGCAATGGCGGATTGGTTGCCATCATTGGCATTTTAAAATCCATTTTTATCACCTCCCGTCTACTGGGAGTATATCACAAGAAAGGAGTGAGTGCATGACTACATTAGAAAGAACTGATATTGAAGATGGAAAACGTATTGTTGATATCTTTACAACTTTATCAGAAGAAAACAAGAATATGGCAATCGTTTATCTTTCCGCATTGAGAGATAAGGAGATTGCGGATTCTTATAAGGCACAGAAAGAAAGTTCATAAGTTTCTTGAGCCAAGATTACTGGAATAGAAAGGAGCAAATTTTATGAGTAAAAAGAAGAAAAAGGAAAAGGCTTCTAAGATGGTGCGAACATCAAAGAAACCTATTTCCTTAACATGTTTGATTAATAAGAAACCTATTTGTCAGATGGATATTTTTCGTTGAATGCTTCTAATGCGAATTCATAAGCATTTATGTATTCTTCGAAATAATCGACGGTTACATGAGTTTTGCCAGCATCAACTTGAGATTGACGTTTTAAATGGCAAACATCAGTGCAAATTACAATGGCTAAATCATGTGCGCGTTTTTCATTATCCGTCATTATTACACCTCCTTTCCAAAGGAGAGTATAACACAAAATCCAAAAAACGAAACAAAGAAACTGTGCATTCACAGTAATTAAGGAGGATAAAGAAAATGAAAAAATTTGAATTAACATCAGAAACCAAAATTAACATTTTCGGAAAGAAACTTTTCCGAATCAAAGCACTCATTTCATTTGGGGATGTAGAAGCCGGAGAAACTGGCGGATGGGTAGAAAAAGAAGGAAATGTAAACCAGTCCGGCGATGCATGGGTGTCCGGCGATGCAGAGGTGTCCGGCGATGCAAGGGTGTTCGGCAATGCAATGGTGTCCGGCAATGCAATGGTGTCCGGCAATGCAAGGGTGTTCGGCGATGCAGAGGTGTCCGGCAATGCAGAGGTGTCCGGCGATGCAAGGGTGTTCGGCGATGCAATGGTGTCCGGCAATGCAGATTACACAACTATTCATGGATTTGGTACTCAATTCCGTACCACTACGTTTTTTAGATGCAAAGATAAAAAGGTCAGAGTTGCATGCGGATGCTTCTTTGGGACTATTCCGGAATTCCGTGAACAGGTTAAAAATACCAGAAAAGGGAAAATTGCAGAAGAGTATCTGATGATTGCTGACCTTATGGAAAAACATTTTGAAAAATAAAGTGCTCCGAAGGAGAGCTGAAACCTCTCGCCTCGGAGCTGTAAACCACTAATCACGCTAGCGGATTACAGGATAATCATATCATTTCTTCCTGTATTTCGCAAGAGAACAGGAGGATTTTTTATGAAGAAAACCGAGGATAAAAAAGTGACAAATTTTGAAGAGTTCGAAACTTTCTATGCAGTCGAAGTTGTAATAGAGGCAAAAAAGCAGACTCACAAATGGTTCTGCGCATGGATTGTAACCATGATTGCATTAATTCTTTCAAACGCTGCATGGATGTTTATCAAGTAAGAAAGGAGGAAAGACTGTGGCAATCAGATATACCACAGAACAAAAGAAATACATCCTTTTGAAAGGCAATATTGCAAAAAGGATGGAGGCCGAGCGAGTAAGTGATGCACAGATGGCAGCAATTACCGGAATGGCAGAAAACACTTTCCGTAAAAAGCGAAATAAGCCAGAAACATTCACGTATCCGGAACTGCGGCATATTTTTATTCGATTGAACTTCCCTAACGAGGAAATATTGGAGGCTTTGACATGAAAGATTGGATAGACTCCATTCTGATTGGAGGGATAGCAACGTATCTTCCGTTCTGGACCTGGGACAACAGCCGTGACCAGATCATGGGAGCGTTGGGACTGATCGGAGCTGTGTACATAGCAAGGACGTGGAAAGAATGGACATGCTAGACATGCCAACTAAAAAAGGATCCTCAGAGCTGCAACTCAAATAAGGATCCAAGACAATATATCTCTTCTTCATTGTAGAAGGAAAGAAACCAAAAGTCAATACAAGGAGGAAATTATGAACGAAGAGAAAATCAGAGAAATATTTGATTTGTGTCTGAGAGTTTCAAGTGAAACAACGGCGCATGTGAATTTTGACTATACGGCGTGTGACGACATATCCAGAGTTTATATTTATGTATTTAATGATGCAGGGGAGATCGTAAAGCATTTTTCAGTGTGCCAGTTTTACGAATTTCCGTCTGAAGCTGGAAGTTTTGAGGGTGCGAAGAAATGTCTTCTGGAACTGCTTATTAATGGGAGGTGTCCGTTAAATGAATCTTGAAGAATTAAGACTTCTCCCGAAGTGGGATATGGTCCTTGCAGTAAATATCTTGCTAGAGGAACTGAACAGACGAAATGCCCCTATTGTTGACTGGGAGAATTCAGATATGTTTATCGACCATCTTGAGTATCACGCCGCTGATTCCATTCAGAACGGCAAGACAGTTCCGGGCATGGGAGATAAGTCAGACGCGATCTATTGTTTTTTTAAGCAGTTAAAGGAGCCGGTCTATGAACGAGAGGATACAGGAAGTACTGAGACTGATTGATGTTCAGCTTGCACTTGCTCCAGACAATCCAATAGAGGAGCAGTATAAGGCGAGAACGTTGTCAAGTTATGTGCAGACTTTAAATGGGCTTTTGACAGCTCAGAAATCATATAAGGAGGAGAGTATCAGTGAGTGAATTTGAAATCCGTATTCCGGCAAGGAAGAAGCAGCCTGCAACCGATAAGGATAACCCAGTTGTGAAAGTATCAGCAGTTGCATACAACGCACTGGTCGAAATCTATAACGAATCAACCTTATCCATGAAGGATATCGCAAGTTTGCTGATTATTGAAGGCAGTAAACATGTGGTTTATGACAAGGAGGAATAGCAATGGCAACACCAGTATTAATCATTGGAAAATCTGGTTCCGGCAAGAGTACCAGTCTTAGAAACTGCCAGAATGAACATTGGAATCTTATCAGAGTATTGAACAAACCGCTTCCGTTTAAAGGCAAGATTGACGGATGGTTTACAGACGATTACCAGCAGGTAATGAAGTGCCTGATCGCATCAAAGGCTGATTCTATCGTGATTGATGATGCAGGATATCTTATCACGAATCATTTTATGAAAGGACACGCCTCTGCTGGAAAAGGCAATGCAGTGTTCTCGCTATACAATGATATTGGAGACTATTTCTGGAATCTTATCCAGTTTATTGTCACGAAAGTGCCGCAGGACAAGATCGTATATATGATGATGCACGAAGAAAAAGATGATTCCGGGGAAGTAAAACCTAAGACAATTGGTAAGCTTCTGGACGAAAAAGTTTGCATCGAGGGCATGTTTACTATCGTTCTTCGCTGCATCGAAGAAAGCGGCAAACACTTATTTGTCACCCAGTCCAGTCAGGGAGCGGTAAGCAAATCCCCGATTGGAATGTTTGACAGTTTGACAATTGATAATGACCTTGCAGAGGTGGATAAGGTTATCAGAGACTACTACGAATTAGGAGGAACAGACAATGCAGAAACCAAATAATTACGAAAACACACAGGCATCTGGAGAATTTACACCTATCGAATTAGGTGGTCATATCCTTGAAATTAAGGAAGTTCTTGAAACGCAGAGCAGATCAGGAAAACCAATGTTGAAAGTATCTTTTGATTTTGCTCAGAATGATTCTCAGGCAGGATATTTTGTGGAATCATTTAGAAATGATATCAGACCAGACAAAAGATGGCCGTCAGCAGGAACAACGTATATTATGACAGAAGATCAGGACGGAAACTGTTCAAAGCAGTTTAAAACATTCACGACTTCCGTTGAAAAATCTAACCCTGGCTTTTCTGTAATCTGGGGTGATAATTTTGGACAGTGCTTTAAAGGAAAGGCTGTTGGCGGAGTGTTTGGGATTGTAGAAGAAGAATACAACGGAAGTACACACAAAAATCATAAACTCAGATGGTTCAGAAGTGTGGATGGTGTGAAAGATGCAGCTATTCCGGAAGAAAAATTGCTTCCTAATTCTTCAAACCAGAGTTCTATGCCTGAGCCTGGTTCAGACGGATTTATGAATATTCCAGACGGAATCGATGAAGAATTACCATTTAACTAAGAGGGTGATTTAAATGGATATACAGATTGATTCCAGAGAAAAAGCCAAGGCAATACAAAAAATCAAAAAATCATTTGATCAGGGCGGAGTCAATTATTTTTTCAGCAAGCTCATGGTGGGGGATTATATGAATTTGGATAATCCCCGCCTGATAATTGACAGAAAGCAGAATTTGCAGGAATTGTATGGAAATGTCTGCCATCAGCATGAAAGGTTCAAGAAAGAACTTATAAAAGCTATGCAGACACATATTCAGCTTGTAATTCTGGTAGAACACGGATCAGATGTGAAGTGTCTTGAAGATGTATATTTCTTCTATCAGCCGGAGATGGAACGCTTTCGGTATGTAACGCGAACAATTGACGGAAAACAAATCAAAACAAGAGAAAAATACATACAGAAAGAAATTAAAGGAACTTCTTTGTTTCGATCTTTATGCACAATTAGAGACCGGTATAATGTACAGTTTGAATTCTGCAATAAAAAGGACACCGGAAAACGGATAATGGAGATTCTTTCAGATGGACAAAGAAACAATTAAGCAGCAGAACAGCATGAGAGATGTTCTGAGTAGATACGGCATGGTTCCGAACAGAGCAGGATTTATACAGTGCCCCTTTCACAGCGGTGACCGTACTGCATCCATGAAAATCTACAAAGACAGCTATTATTGTTTCGGCTGTGGTGCGACTGGTGACATATTTACATTCGTTCAGAACATGGATAATTGCGATTTTAAGACAGCTTTCACCATACTTGGAGGAACTTACCAGAAACCAGATTTCTCTTCCAGAATGGCGATATATCACCATCAGAAGCAGATGGAAATGCGGCAGAAGGAAGAACAGAAGAAAAATGTTGAATTGCAGGAATGCTTGTCGGATATAGATTTCTACAGAGCTATCCTTGACAGGGTGAAACCATTATCTGACAGATGGTGTGAAGCATGGAACAAGCTGCAACTTGCTTTATACCACCATGGATTCATAACAGGACTGGAAGAAGGTGATTAAAAGTGGAAATGATAAGCAAGCTCACGAAGGATTCTATTCTGGATGAAGAAGTGTTTGACGAGATATTCAGTCAGGAAGACGAGATATACAAGGCACGTCTTACGCTGACTCTTCTGGACAGAGCTAAGGAGCTTGGCGTGAAGAAAAAATTTGAGGATTTGCTTAAAGCCTACACGAAAGTACAGAAGCAGATGATCGAAAAAGAGAAGAACAATAGAACAGTGTCTATGCTAGACCAGTGGACTAATTTCTCTGATTGCGAATATGACAGGATGAAATGTCTTAACTGGATAGCGGACGATGATGGAATTAGAATTTCAAACACAAATCCAGGATCACCGGACATTATAGCCTGTTATCATCCTATACTTCCAATAGAGCGAATGAAGAATCTGGAGACTGGAGAAGAACAGATAAAGCTAATCTACAAGAGAAATAATAAATGGTCCGAGGTTATTGTGCCGAAAACCATGGTTGCATCATCTACTAAAATCGTTGGCTTATCCGCGCTTGGGATTTCAGTGACATCTGAGAATGCGAAGTTTCTTGTGCGGTATCTGTCAGATGTTGAGAATGCAAATGACGATTATATCAATATTCAGTATTCATCAAGCAAAATCGGATGGATCAGGGACTATTTTCTTCCCTACGACAAGGATATTGTGTTTGATGGAGATATGAGATTCCGACAACTGTATGAAAGTATCAGTGTAGGCGGCAGCAGAACAGAGTGGTATGAGCACGTGAAGAAGGTTCGCGCCACTGGAAGAATTGAACCTAAAATCATGTTAGCTGCAAGCTTCGCCAGTATTCTGATTAAACTTGTCGGTGCCCTTCCATTTTTTGTAGACCTCTGGGGAGAAACTGAGGGCGGTAAGACCGTGACGCTTATGTTAGGGGCTTCCGTCTGGGCAAATCCAGGTGAATCTAGGTATATAGGAGACTTCAAGACAACAGATGTGGCGCTGGAAGCAAAGTCTGATATGCTTAACAATCTTCCGCTAATTCTGGATGATACTTCCAAGGTATCTGCAAAGATCAGGGATAACTTTGAAGGGATTGTATACGATTTATGCTCAGGAAAAGGAAAGAGTCGTTCCAACAAGGAACTTGGCGTGAACCGGGAGAATCGCTGGCAGAACTGCATTCTGACCAATGGTGAACGTCCGCTTGCAGGATATGTTAGCCAAGGCGGAGCGATTAACCGAATCATCGAGGTTGAGTGTTCTGAAAAGATATTCGATGATCCGCAGCTTACCGCAGATACACTTAAAAAGAACTACGGGTACGCAGGAATTGATTTTGTGAATGCAGTTAAGGAAATGTCCGTTGATGATATAAAATCCCTTCAAAAGCACTATCAAGGGCTTATACAGGACGATGATAAGATGCAGAAGCAAAGCATATCAATGAGTATTATCCTGGCAGCAGATAAAATCGCAACAGATCAGCTGTTCCACGATGGCCAGTACATTGACATTGAGACGGCTAAGAATCTTCTGACAGAGAAAGAAATGGTATCTGAAAACGAACGCGCTTACTGGTTCGTGCTTGATAAGATTGCCATGAACGGAATTAAATTCGATGATAACCCAGATATAAAAACAGAAAGATGGGGAATTATCGACAATGATCCGGTAGAAAAAACGTCAACTGCAATAATCTATAGTGCAGCGTTTGATGATTTATGCAAAATTGGAAGATTCTCCAGAAAGGCATTCCTGTCATGGGCTGTTAAGAAGGGACTTGTGGAAACCGACAGCAGGGGTTATCCGACCAAAGCGAAGAAACTGGACGGAATTGTCACCAAATGTGTGTTTTTGAAAATTGTGGATGAAATTCCAAAAGGATTTGTTAATTGTAATGATGATTTTGAGATTACAGACGATATTGTGTTTGATTAACAAACAATTCGTTTAAAAGGTAACCGGGTAACCTAGGTAACCTTTGATTCTGTATATATATATTTGAGTATTTATATACACATATTGAGTATAAAAGTTTCCCTATATGAGGAAGTCAGGGTTACTCGGTTACTCGGTTACCATGCAGTAAAATCAATGGTTTGCGGATTTTTGAACGGTTACGTTTCGGTTACTATCGGTTACTCATAAAGAAGGTGAATAATGAAAGTAGAAGCTAAAGATATTCCGATCATGCACAAGTTCATGCCAGAGTTTTGGAATGCAATAAAAGAATTTTACAATGTGAAAAATGATGATGAATATTTTGGTGCATTACATAAAAAAATCGAGGATTTATATGAAATCTATCCAGACAGTTTGGCAAGATATCTGTCTTTGGCCTTTTACAAATGGGCTGCGGATGTGTCAAATGGAAAATGCAAGGTATGAATGAGGTGATAGAAATGCCATATAACACAGCAAGAAAGTATTATGAAGGTATCCAGACAAGGAAAGACGTGTATCTGTACATCATAAGATACTTGAAAGAACATGATTATCCGCCAAGTATTCCAGACATTGCAGCAGGGCTGAGCATATCCAATCATACTGTACAGAACCACTTTGGAGAGCTACTGGAATGTGGATTGCTTGAGACGGACAACCCCGGCACACCACGAGCGTACCGAGTGACAGGATACAAGTTCAGAAAGGCGAAAGAAAAATGAGTAGCAAATTAAAAGTCAAGAAAAAGACCAGATTCCCTGTTCAGACCCCTAACCGGGCAGCTCAGGCATTCGGGCGTTCAATGCAGATCTGTTATAGACAGATAAAAGACGTAGAGCAGCAAGCCTACGAGGATGGATTCACTGTTGGTGAAGATTGGAGCAACACGATCAACACTGTCACTACCATGATGGCTCTGAGACGTTTATATGGCTTTTCCACGAAGCGTTTGCTTGATGTGATAAGAACTGCCAATAAGTACGTTGAAATGGCAAATGAGGGCAAAATGAGCGTTCTGAGCATGATGCAGGACATTGAAGAGAACACAGATGTAAGATTTGACGAGATGAATAAGAATCTGGTTAAGAAGATGGGAGTTTAAAATGAAATTTATAGATTTTTTCGCAGGAATTGGAGGATTTCGCAGGGGAATGGAATTGGCGGGGCATGAATGCGTTGGTTTTTGCGAATTCGATAAATTTGCTACTGCGAGTTACATCTCAATGCACTTGCTGACAGACGAGCAGCGGAAGGCATTGGAAGATATTCCTATCAAGAAAAGACAGAAGGAAATATTAAAGGAGGAATACAGAAATGGAGAATGGTATGCAAATGACATTCGAAGAGTGTATGCCGGAGACATTCCAAAAGCAGACTGCTGGTGCTTCGGATTCCCTTGTCAGGACATATCCGTTGCAGGAAAGCAAGCCGGATTTCAGGGAAACCGTTCAAGCCTGTTTTTCAGAGTTATGCACCTTGTCGGACAGCTCGAAGAAGAAAATAAACCCACTTACCTTTTCGTTGAGAACGTTAAAAATCTGCTTAGTGTTAATGGAGGATGGGATTTCGCCAGACTGCTCATTGAAATGGAGCAGTGGGGGTATGATGCAGAATGGCAGGTGCTCAACTCCAAAGATTTCGGAGTGCCGCAAAACCGGGAAAGATGTTTTATTATCGGACATCTTAGAGGGAGAAGTACCTCAAAAATATTTCCTATCGAAGGAGCAGACGGAAAAAATAGTATTCAAATAATTGCACATAAAAACGGATATAGAAGAAATACGCAAGTGTTTGGAACTGATGGAATTACCGAGTCTCTCGATACTGGACAAGGTGGTGGAAGAGGACATCATGTAGCATTACCGTGTTTTATTGATTTAAGTTATAAAAAAACAGAGTTAACCAATAAGGCAAGGTGCTTGCAAGCCAGATACAACAAAGGAATCGCAAATCATAAAGCTGAAGTAAGCGGAGTTGCAATAAAAGTCATAGGAGAAGTTAATTCGTCACAAGACGGAAAAGTGCTTGGGATTGATGGAATAGCAAAATGCCATTCGGCAGGACACAACAACAATCCAAAGATTGCAATTCCAGTTCTCACACCAGATCGTATAGAAAAACGTCAGAATGGACGGAGATTCAAAGAAGATGGTGAGCCAATGTTCACACTAACAGGGCAGGACAGACATGGAGTTGCAATTGATCCGCTTGGAGTTCTACGTAATGTTCGCACAGAATACGGAAAAGAAATTCGTAAAGATTACGAAAGTGGAAAACTTGATATTTCCAGACATGATTTCCTTGCTAGTGAAGTGAGGGAGGATGGAATTACAAATACATTATCTACTGTACAAAAAGATAATCAGCTTGCAGTAAAGGTTTCTGAAGCCACAAAACAAGGATATGCAGAGTGCAGAGTTGGTGTTGATACTGTGAATCTATCAGTTCCAGGTAGTAAGACAAGAAGAGGAAGAGTTGGAAAAGAGATTGCAAATACGCTAGATACAAGCTGCAATCAAGGAATATTTGTGCAGGTATCGGAAGAATTAACGGTATATGCAGTGTGGTACGAAAAATATCAGTGTTACATAGCAATTCGGAAGCTGACACCGAAAGAATGTTTTCGGCTGCAAGGTTGGTCGGATGATTATTTTGAAAAGGCTCAGTTTGTTAATTCTGACAGCCAGTTATACAAACAGGCAGGAAACGGAGTAACAGTGACAGTTATAGAAACTATAGCAAGAAAAATGAACGTAAATCTAAATTGATAGCGTGTCAGTTACTTACATAGGGGAAGTGAGGATAGAAATGAAAAAAAATAATTACACTTCATTCTTCAAAACGAAACCAAAGAAAGTAGAGAGATACATTCGTTGCAGAAAATGTGGTGGAAACATGGAATGGGTTGAATACTATCCGCCGGAAATCAAATGTCCGAAGTGCGGATATACGGTATATCCAAAACCTTATGAACCTAACTGCAATGAGATTGAGAATTAGAAGGAGGACACAAAATGTTAATCAGAAGTCAGGATAAAACAACACTATTTAATATTACTTGCACGCAATTTATCAACATTGGAGAATGCGGAAAAGGCGCTATGATTTATGCTGATAATCTGTATTTGGTAGGCAAGTATTCCACCAAAGCAAAAGCCATGAAAGTACTGGATATGATTCAGGAAGCCTGCATAAACGGACATATTGATTTCCAGATGCCAGAAGATTCGGAGGTAGAAGTATGAAAAGATATGAAACAACAAAATTTCTTGGTCAATTGATGGAAAAAAGCTGTTTTTCCGGCCCAGGTAAATACTGGGCTAGAGAAGTAAGCCTTGATTATGGCTACGCAGCAGGAAAGCCAAGAAGAGTAAATTACATGCAGTTTATTCCGGAAAACCAGTGTTCTATCTCATCAATCGAAAAAGGAATATTTACATGCTATGAAATCAAAAGCTGCAAAGAGGATATTTACAGCGGAAATGGATTAAATTTTATTGGCGAAAAAAACTATCTTGTAACAACAATGGAGTGCTACAAAGAGATTTTACCTGATTTAAAAAATGGAAAATTTGCCCAACATATACGTGAGAATTTTCCAGAATGTTACGCGGAAATAGGTAACATGGGAGTAATGGTTGCAGTTCCGTATCAGAGAGATGTTGCCGAAGAATTTGAAAACCCAACACCACTAGATGGAGATGTGGAAAAATGGAGATTATCAGTTATTTTGAAGTGTGGACACAATGGGTCAAGAAAAAGATCCATGACAGAACTGTTGTTTTCCATGGTGAGAAGCGGGCATTGAGAAAGGATGGAATAATATGATACATATCAAAGACAGATTAAAGCAGTACGCGGATAAATATTCAGACTGCTACAAATACGCTGGAGTGCATGTCAAAGTTATTCAAGATATAATTGAGCAGCTTCTGGCCGATTTGGCGCAGGACGAGAAAGAAAATGGTTGGATTCCTGTCAGTGAGAGACTGCCGGAAGACGAAAAAGAGTATCTTGTAACACTTGAAAAAGTCCATGGAACACCTGAAAAGCTTTATGGAATTGCGAATTATTTAAAATTTGGTGACGCCGGATACTGGAACGAAAAGAAATATGGGTATCTTGAATGGGACAAATATTCAGACGGACACGGAGGAACAAGAATGTATAAAGTTATCGCCTGGACGCCACTTCCAGAACTGTATAAGGAGGACAGATCATGATTACATTCTTATTAGGACTTACCCTTGGAATCATAGTCGGAGTGGCCGGACTTGTATGCATGGCGGTCATGTACGACAAGCACCATCCAGACGAATAGAAAGGAGAACGGTATGCTGACAAGGAATAAGAAGCTGAAAGACTACGGTATTCCGGCAGAGGACATAGAAAAACTGAATACGATGCTGAAAGACTTCCCGGCAGAGTACGAATACCTGCTTTCCAGTGCTGCCTTGTCAGCTTGCCCGAAAAACACGGTGATAGCGGATATGGTTATCGAAAATATCTTACACCGGAAAAGTTACAGGAAAATCAGCAAAGAAAGATATATCCCGATGAATCCGAAAGACTTCTACGGATACAGGCGCAAGACCGTCGCTGTACTGTATGAGAGAATGCGGTTGTTGGGAATGTGGGAGGAATAAATAAATGAAAGAATATAAATGTCCAAAGTGCAATAGTAAAAACCTTTTTGTCAAGAAAGTTGGGAATAATACGGGATTGTATTGCGGGGATTGCGGTGCATGGATTAAATGGGTCGGGAAAAATGAGCTGAGAGCGTTTGAATATTTAACTAAGCAGAAACACGTAGACGATGCTAATAGCAAACAAGACGATATTGCAAGCATCATTTATAGCACTCTCGATCATATGTATTGCGATAATTGCAGATTCAATAGCGAAATTAAAGAAAGTGATAGTGATGAATGGAACTGTGATGAATGCCACAGAAAATATAATGGATGGGGAATTTCCATGCAGGAAAGTAATAAAATTGCAAAAGAAATTTTAAAACAGTTAGGAGAATAGAATATGAGCAGACTGATTGATGCAGACAAAATAATTGACTCTCTTGGAAATTCGGATATGGATTTTGCAATAGGTGCAGTTATTGACGAACAGCCGACAGCTTTTGATGTGGACAAGGTTATCAACGAATTGAAAAGAGATAAATTCATCGAATCCGAATGTATCTTATCTGATGTACATCAAGGATACAATGCTGGACTGAGCAGGGCGGTAGAAATCGTGAAAGGCGGTGGAGTTGAATGAGCAAATGGCATGTAAGTGTCGGAATGAGCTTATCAATTGATTATGACGATATTGAAGCCGATACAAAAGAAGAAGCTGAGAAAATAGCAAAAAGTAAAGCATTGGAAGACATTGATTACAACAATTGTGATTGTGATACTGGCTATCCAATAGTGTATTGTTGTCTTAAGGAGGAATTATGAGTAAATCAGTATTAGTGATTGATACACCAGAGAATTGCTATGATTGTCCGTTTGGAACTAGATACTGTAGTGATCTTGAATATGAGGGTTTGTGTGAATTAGCTGACTGTTTAGATTATGATGTAATTCTGATGACAGAAGAACATTATGATTGTGAAAGTAAATCAAGACCTGACTGGTGTCCACTTGTGGATTTGCCAGAGAAAGACAATGGAGACTATCCGGCTAATACATCTGATACTGGCTTTGCAGAGGGCTGGAACCAGTGTATTGATGAGATTACAGGAGGAATGGATTAATGGCATGTGCAAAGAAATGTGATAGATGTGGAAAACTGTATGAGCAGTACAATTCTAAAAACGATAGAAAAAATCCTAATGGGATCATGGTATTAAATCTGGATAGTCAGAGAAGATATTTCGCACATAATGCTCTGGATTTATGTCCTGATTGTATGAAAGGATTTCAGGACTGGTTTGGAGAGGTAAAGTAGATGGAGAGATTAACAGAAAGATACGATGTTGCACCAAACGGAGAATCAGATGTCTGGGTTAAACAGCACGATTACATTTCAGCGGCGCGAAAGCTTGCCGAATATGAAGACTTAGAAGAACAGGGCTTACTTGTGAGATTGCCGTGTCCTATCGGCACAACTGTATGGGATATATGCGGAATGGATATTCGGATTCGGGAAAATGTGGTAAGCGGACTTGAATATGGCAAAGGCGATAAATGGTTTTTATGGGCAAATGAGGACGAGTACCTTGGAGAGTTAAATGTTTTGGTATTCCTCACTCGTGAAGAAGCTAAGAAGAAGTTGGAGGAGATGAAGAATGGCTGAATATGTTAAAAAGTCAGATGTAATAAAAATCATGGAAAATAATTCTTACATGATAGAAGTATTTGGAGTTAAGAAGAAAATGATTGACGGATTCGCAATGTGTTGTGATTTTGCAGATCTGGAAACTGTCAGTATTGAGGAGGACGATAAGGATGATTAATATGAAACCAGAAGAAGCAAAAGACATATTATCCGATATGAGAGACCAGCATTTATGTTTCCTTGAAAGTTCTGAAAACAAAGATGAATGGAAGAAAAAATATCTCAAGGAAGCATGGGCGTGTGATTCCGGAGCAAAAGCATTGGAAAAGCAGATTCCATGCAAACCTGAAGAATATGTTCCAGATTTTCCGTACAATATATTTTCCACTCAAAAATGTGCGAAATGCGGAACACCTGTTATTGGTAAAAAAATAAGCAAGTACTGTTCTGAATGCGGGCAGAAAATTGACTGGGGAGAGGAGTGATTAAATGAATTTTAATACAGCAATGGCGAAATCAGTAGCATGGGTCAGTACATCATTTACCTTAATAGCGGCACTCAGTTATACAAAAGAACCATTATGCTTAATGGCATTAGTTCTTCCGCTGTTTGTTGGATTACTTGCACATTAATGAGAAGGAGTTGATAATCATGTTGGACAATCCTACACTTGAAATTGACAGAGAAAAGAACGAAGTTACGATAAAATGTAATGGGGATACTATAAAGTTCAAAGATGATAATGTGGAAGTGACCAGGGCGAGCAAAAACATGATGTTTAAGTCACCAGACATAACCCCGCAACTCGCCATATCAGCATTCACAGTACTACATCAATATTGCAGCTCAATCAGTCCACATGACTGCATCAGATGCGCATTTTACGAACATTGCCCGGAGTGTTTCATGGGGTGTCCGGGAGATCAGGGCGAGGCGATCAGAAAATTACAAAGCAATGAATAAAATTAGAGAGTCGGTATTTACCGGCTCTTTTTTAGCACAAAATTCCTCAAACATGTACCACAACTTTTCCGCCAACCTATGATAGAATATACTCAGAAGTGTTACTATGGGGTTTTATAGCCAGAAATGAGGTGATAATATGGCGAACTTAAAAGCAGTTACAAGAAAACTTCAAAAAGCTATATTATCCACCGGATTAGTCATAAAAATCGGAACATCACAATTCTATAGCCACGAACAGGAACGATTAATTACAGTAACGATCATATCAACACCAGTGTTTAGACCAACAAAACGTGGCGAATGGAAAGATTGCGATTATGAAATATTACGAACTGCATCCCAGTATGATGTGGTTATGTGCCTAAAAGAAATATGGGAGGCAGTCAGAAAATGAGGATAGACAGAGGTGATTAGATGAACTTAACGCCTAAACAGGAAGCGTTTGTAAAAGAATATATAAAAAATGGCGGAAATGCATCTGATGCCGCAAGGAAATCTGGATATAAAAATTATGAAGTGGAAGGCTATAGATTGATAAGAAATGATAAGGTTTTATCTTATATAGCCAAAAAGCAGGCTAAAATCGAGAAACAAAAATGTACTGACATCATGTCTCTGGCAGAAATCCAGCAGCGCCGTTCCATGATCGCAAGAGGTGAGCTAAAAGATTCGTTCGGTTTCGCTCCGGACTTCTCCGACCAGCTAAAGTCCATGAATGATCTGGAAAAAACGCTTGCTATAAAAGAAGCCAGAGAAGAGCAGCGGAAAGCAGAAGAAAAAGCCAGATTACAAAGTGAATATCATATTGATCTGGATATTGTCCCGGACGTATTTCATAAAATGATTAGAGATATCCGGAAAAAGAAACATAGCGAATACATTCTCCCCGGCGGGCGTGGATCCATGAAGTCATCGACAATATCATTGATTATACCGGAACTGCTGAAGAATAATTCGAACATGCACGCTCTGATTCTTCGAAAAGTCGGGAACACAATAAAAGATTCTGTTTATGCTCAGATGAAATGGGCACTGGATAAGCTGAACCTGTCAGAGGAATTTACCTGTAAAGTGTCCCCTATGGAGATTACATATAAGCCTACTGGACAGAAGATATACTTTCGTGGTGCTGATGATCCGTTGAAGATTAAGTCCATCAAGCCGGAGTTTGGTTATATCGGCATTGTCTGGTTTGAGGAACTTGATCAATTTGCCGGTCCAGAAGAAATACGAAATATTCAGCAGTCTGCGATTCGTGGTGGTAACGAAGCGTACAAGTTCAAATCATTCAACCCGCCGAGAAGTAAAAATAACTGGGCAAATGAATATACGGCAGAAGCAGAAGAAAAAGATGATAGCGCACTGGTTGTGCATAGCACATACCTTGACCTTGACATTGAACAGGAATGGCTCGGAGATATATTTCTTGCAGATGCCGAACATCTGAAAGAAGTAAATCCAGATGCTTACGACAATGAGTATTTAGGCCATGCTAACGGAAATGGTGGAAATATCTTTGAATATATCGAAGAAAGAACTATCACGGACGAAGAAATTAGTCACTTTGATAGAATCTATCAGGGTGTTGACTGGGGATGGTTCCCAGATCCTTATGCATTTGCGCGGCTCTATTATGACCATGCAAGAGAGACAATTTATTTTCTTGATGAAATTGGCGAAAACAAAAAGTCAAATGACTGGACTGCTGCCGAAATCAAGAAGCGTGGTTATGATGACTATGTGATCACTTGTGACAGTGCTGAGAATAAATCTGTAAATGATTACAGGGACGCAGGACTTCCAGCAAGAGGAGCAATCAAGGGACCTGGCAGCGTTGAATACTCAATGAAGTGGTTGCAAAAAAGAAAATTAGTGTTTGACCCTGCTAGAACACCAAAAGCCTTAAAAGAGTTCAAGAAGTACGAATACGAGAGAGACAAGGACGGAAACATTATAAGCGGTTATCCCGACAAAGATAATCACTTTATAGATGCTTGCAGATACGCCACTGAAGAGATGTGGAGAAGAAGGGGGTACAGTGCATAAAATGTTAGATAGGTACTTTTCAGATAAAATAAATAAATTCTTAAGCATCGGTTTAAAAATATATGGATCATCTGACATTAACGAAATCTTAAAAGTTGTAGAATATGAAGACATTATTGTGCGAGATACTTCTGTAAGATGGATGGATTTTAAAAGGTAGATTAAATGGGACTTATAACAACACTAAAAAGGTGGTTTAACATGATATTCAAAAAACAAGCCGAAGAGGATTTTGATATCCAGGCAGCAGAATTCCCGGAGATGGAATCACTGATTAACCGGTGCGCGAACATCTATAGGGGTGCGCCGGAATGGCTGGATGATGAGGATAATATCAAGACGATCAATTTCGCGAAAACTGTCTGCTCAGAGACAGCACGGCTCACAACGCTGGCAATCGGCATCCAGATCGGCGGTTCCGCAAGGGCTACATGGCTTCAGAAACAGATTAACAAGGTATATTTTCAGATACGTCACTGGGTAGAGTACGGTTGCGCCTATGGAACGGTTTTCATCAAGCCGAACGGTGAGAGCCTTGATGTATTTACTCCGGCAGATGTGATGATTGTGGATTATGACAATCAGGAAATAAAAGGGATTATATTCAAGGATTCTTATACTGTTGGACGAAAATACTATACACGGCTTGAATATCATAGATTTGCTGAGATTACAATAGATGGCGTAACAACTTATCCGTACTACGTTTCTAACAGAGCTTATGTGTCAAAATCCCCTCAGTCAATCGGTGACAGAATCGACCTTAAGCAGACCAAGTGGGCTGACCTAATGGCAGATACGCCGCCGATACTCAAGGCAAACGGTGAGAAGCTGGACGGGCCTCTGTACGGAGTACTGCGGACACCGCAGGCAAACAATGTGGATATCAGTACACCTCTTGGATTGCCGATATTTGCAGAAGCAATTGAGGAATTAAAGGATTTTGACATTGCATACAGCAGAAACGCCGGAGAGATTTTTGATTCGCAGAAGATTGTTCTGGCAGATGATAGACTACTGATTCCAAGCGGCACGCCTGTATCAGCCATGTCGCCACAAAGCATGGAAAACAGACGGAACAAGATGAACTTACCGCACTTTGTCAAGAATGTATTCGGACAGGACGAGAAAGAGTTCTATCAGGAAATCAACCCAATTCTCAACACAGATACCCGTATAAGCGGCATAAATGCCCTTTTAAACCAGATAGGATATAAGATTGGATTCTCCAACGGGTACTTTGTTTTTAATGAAAAAACCGGCATGGTGACGGCTAGGCAGGTGGAAGCGGATGATAGGCGAACGATCGGATTTATCAAGGATGTGCGCGACAAGTTGGAAGACTGCCTGAACGGAGTCATCTATGCGCTAAATGTGTTTGCAGACCTGTACGGCATGGCTCCTGTGGGCGCATATGAGGTGACCTACGACTTCGGAGATATCACCTATAATAGAGATGAAGACAGAGCAAGATGGTGGCAGTATGTTATTACAAATAAAGTACCGGCTTGGATGTATTTCGTGAAATTCGAGGGAATGACCGAGGAAGAAGCTAAGGCGATGGTTAAAGAAGCTCAGCCAGACGAACCAACATTATTCGGAGAGGAGTAAAAAGATGGCAGATACATTCAAGGGAATAATCACAGCAGATGGGAAGAAGAGACAGTTGCCTTATGAAAGTGTTCTTGAAACGCCCGTGTCTGATGAAACATTGTCCATACAGGGTGGCTTTGCGGATGCTAAAGTAGTAGGGAATAATTTTAAAAAAGCAAAGGCAGAAACTGATTCACTAAAGGAAGATTTAAGTGCTATCACAGATACAGAAACGAAAACAGAAACACATAACATTGAGCAAAATGTTATTAAAATTAGCAATTGTTATTATTGGAATGGCAAACCAAATACAAACACAGATTATTTCTATGCCCATTTAGATAATTTGCAAGAAGGTGACATTATCACTGCAATAATTGATTCCGCGTATCGACCAATGAGATTCATTGATGCTTACAATGGCACAGATCGAGTATCTTCTGCATCTATTTCAAGTGATACTGAATTTTATACCGTTCCGTCAGGCGTAGATAATCTATACATAACTTGCCTTATGCGGTTTGTAAATAATATACAGTTTTATGTAAAGAGAACTGTAACTGTTAGTACAATTACACCTAAAGGGTTTAATGATCTAAATAAAAAAGTCGATGCAATTTCTAAAAAACAAGATAAAACCTATGCGAATAAATCTAAAAATATTTCAATTGATGGAAATTTGACAACTGGAAATACCTTATCTACTTTTGTGCCTAACATATTAACATTGAAACATTTATCTTTCGCTTGTAATCTCGATACAATGGGAGAAATTAAAATAGGACACGGAGAAAATTTAAACAGTATCGTTGTTACTGATACTGAATTAAGAACCTACTATGGGACAACGCTATTAAGAACGAAACAACATAAATTAACAATAACAAAAGATTTACAAATTAAGATTGACGTTGACGCAAATGGAAATCCAAAAATAACTATTCAAAGTCAAGGTATCTCATACGAATATACTGATTGGAATTGGTTTGGAAATGAAGGAAATATTTTTGTAAGATCAGTAAATGGGGTGTTTAATGATTGCATACTATCATGGAGTTGTGATGGATTTTTCAAAGATATTCAGTTATGCGGAGACAGTTATTTTAGTTGTATTGATAGTTCAAGATGGACTAAGCACCTGCTAAATGCAGGGTACACCAATAACCTATTAGATGGTTTTCCTGGCAGAGACTCTTCACGAGCATACACTTCACTTATCGAAAATCTAAAATATAGCAATCCGAAAACTATAATTTGGTGCATGGGAATGAATGATAATGATGGAGATGCGGTAAACGAACAATGGGCATACTACTACGAAAAAGTTAAAACATTATGTGAAGAAAATAATATAGAACTTATTCTTGCAACAATTCCGAATACGCCAAATCGAAACCATATATATAAAAATGAAATTGTTAGAAATAGTGGCTATAGATACATTGATTTCGCAAAGGGTGTTAATGCCGAAAGTAGCGGAGCAAGTTGGTATGATGGAATGCTGAATGGTGATAAGGTGCATCCAACAGAATTAGGGGCGAAAACTTTATATATGAGAGCGTTAGCTGATGTACCCGAGTTAATGTGTAATTAACTAAAGATGGCTATAGTTAACCAGCAAAAAAAACAAAACATGTACCACAACATTTGTCGAAAGAGGTGATATACTATGCTTAGCCCAGATTATTTAAGGCAAATTACAGAGGGCAGTGAGCAAATTGCCGAAGAATTGCATCAGTATATCATCTCTGAGATTGTGTCGAGGATGATGGCAAGGATCGGCAGGGGTGAGGACTATATTCTGACTAATGCCGATGCGTGGAGAATCAGAACACTACAGGAATCCGGTGAACTGCTAGAGGACATTCTGGCAGAATTATCCAGATATACCAAACGTGAACAGCAGGAACTTCTTGAAGCGTTTGAAGATGCCGGTATCACTGCTCTCGATTATGATGATAAGATATACAAGGCGGCAGGATTAAGCCCTGTACCGCTCGAACAATCACCGGCTATGATAAGGCTCATGGAGCGGAATATGCTTGCGACTATGGGCGAGTGGAAGAACTTTACACGAACCACCGCAAGTGCCGCTCAGAGGCTCTATATTGAGCAATGCGACCTTGCCTATAATCATGTAATGACTGGGGCGGTTGGGTATACACAAGCCATCAAAGAGGCGGTTAATAACGTTGTGAGTGATGGTGTTACTGTCACATATCCATCTGGCAGAAAAGATACAATTGAAACAGCAGTAGCACGTTCTGTTAGAACTGGTGTGGCTCAGGCTACGGGAGATATATCCTTAAAGCGCATGGAAGAAATGAACTGGGATTTAGTTCTGGTCAGTGCACATATCGGAGCAAGGACGGGTGACGGCGGTGAGAATCCCGGAAACCACTCATGGTGGCAAGGCAAGATATACTCTCGTTCTGGCAAGAGCAAGAAATTTCCGCCGTTCTCATTGACCGGATATGGAACGGCAAGTGGACTGTCAGGGGTCAACTGTCGGCATAGCTTTGGGGCAAGTGATGGAGAATTTAATCCCTATACAGAACTATCAGCACAGGATAAAGCTGATAAGGGAAAGCAGTATGAAAAAGAACAACGACAACGTACTTACGAGCGAAGAATCCGCAAGACAAAACGCGAAGTCCTTGGACTGCAAGCAGGAGTTGACAATGCACCGAACGAAAAGGCGAAATTTGCATTACAACAAGACCTTGACCGGAAGTCTTTTCTTCTCCAAAAACAAAATGCCGCATATAAGGATTACTGCAAGCAGAACGACCTAAGAGAGCTGCAAGACCGACTTATGATAGCGAAGTGGAACCGCCAGAACGCCGCTAAAGCCAGAGGAGCGGCGAAACGATATAAAACAGCAAAGGGGATTGACTGATGGATAGATGGGAATATTTCAATCCGAATCCTGTTAAGGATAAGAGAACAGGAGATTGCGTTGTTCGTGCCATCTGCAAAGCAACCGGACTTGACTGGGAAACAGTATTTGCCGGATTAATGATACAGGCATGTACTCTGTCAGATATGCCAAGCGCAAATTATGTCTGGGGAGCGTACCTCTATAAACGTGGGTACAGACGCAAACTGATTGAGCAATCAGAACGGTATATCTATACAGTCAACGACTTTTGTACAGACCATCCGACCGGCACATATATCCTCTGCATAGATGGTCATGTGGTGACAGTGCAAGAGGGCAAATATTTCGATACATGGGATAGTGGCAATGAGATCCCGGTATATTACTGGGAAAAGGAGTAGCTAAATGAGCATACAGGAATTTATTCAGTTTTTTCTTTCAATCTGTGGAGGAGTATCAATTATTGGAGGGGCAGCAGCTGTTGTTTTTAAATGGATTACTCCGGCATTTCGACTCAACAAGCGAGTTGAAACACTGGAAGAACATGATAAGCGAGATTACGAGAGTCTTCAGAGGATTGCGGAACGTGATTCATTGATTCTGGAAGTACTATCAACCATGCTGGACAGCCAGATTAGCGGGAATAACGTTGAGGAATTAAAAAAAACAAAACAGAAGCTTACAAATTATCTTGCGCAGAATCAGCGTTAATTGCATTAATAAGGGGTATGCTCATGAAATTATATGTGTTCACGAAAAAAGATATAGACAGGTTCTTGATAGAGTGTAATTTCACACCGGACGAAGAAAGATTGTTCCGGCTGAGATGCCAGGAGCGCACGCTCGAATACTGTGCTGAACAGATGAATGTAAGCATATCAACAGCAAAGCGGTTAAGCCGAAGGGTAAATAATAAAATAATCAAAGTGTGTTAAGACGACAATAAAAGCCCCCGGGGTTATCTCTCAGGGGCTTATTTTGCGTCTTTCCAAAACAGTTGTGAGCTTGCTGTAATCCTCCTTATTTTTACGTTCCAATATGGTTCTACTTTAAATAATGTAAAATTTTATAATACTTTTTACATTCCAATATGGGACTACTAAACTCTACTATATTATACCACATATAAAAGTGATTTGAAAGTTAAATTTTATCCTACTGTACCTTATTTTTTCTTTTCCTCCCTTATCTGTTCTTCATATTTTTTTATGAGCCACTCCGGTACCGGTTCGTCTCCATCGTCACCCCTGTATTTGATCGGGTCAATATTGTTTGTAAAGCACCATTCCCAACTATTATACTCATCACCGTCTTTTGATACGATGTAAAATATATCGTATTCGCTATCCGCAAATGCCAACGTATCTGTTGCATTCATTGTGTACAGCATGATATACATGTTTCTCCTGTATGCGTACGCCATTTCTAGCGGCGAATCTTCACCGCCCAGAAATTCCATGAACATTTCAACGTCGGAAGATTCTTTCGACAATTTGTTATAATAATCGTAGACTTTTTCATCCCATCCGTCCGGAAAAAGCTTACGATCTTTTATTTCCTCGTTATCTTCTTTAGCCATTTTGTAAATGGTTTCAAGTTTTACTCTCTTAATCATTTTACACGCCTCCTATTTTACTTCGCAATCTTCTAACACAACTCTTTCTAACAAAGCAACAACATAATCAGGCGGATTTCTTTTACCACCCTCCCAGTTTTCAATTGTCCTTTTGGGAATTTTGTACTTATCGGAAAAAGCCTGCTGACTTAATCCAGAAATTAATCTAATTTCTTTGATGTTCATATTGTTTTACCTCTTAATACGCCCGAGCATACGAAATAAAATTCTGCTCGGCGGTCTCGTCAACAAGTTCCGCCGGGATTCTCACCCAGTCCTTTCCCAGAGATTTTATAAAATCATCTTTCTGGGATTCTGCGCCACACAGCCAATCTGCTGTGACTTTGGCACATCCGAAGTTTTCGGAATTGTTCCGGGCTACCTGTTTCAATTCGAATTTTTTCATTTCTGTTTCCTCCTTGATTTTTGTTCTTCCTTGTTTCTGATATTATCATACCACTCAGTGGGTGATATGTCAATACTTTTTTGATACTTTTTTGAACTTCTTAGATTAATACTTCTGTGCAAAAATATAATCAGAAAGGCGGTGCATAAGATGGCATTATATAACAATCCTTATCAATACAGTTTTGGTGTTCCGGGACAGATGAATCAGTTTCAGCAGCAGCCTGTCCAGATGCCGGCTCAACCAGTACAGCAACCCCAGCAGAATAACAATGGCATCCTGTGGGTGTCTGGAGAAGTCGGCGCAAAATCTTATCTGGTAGCACCCGGAACAAGTGTTTTACTGATGGACAGTGAGAGCGAAAAGTTCTACATAAAATCCACGGACGTTTCCGGTATGCCACAGCCATTACGGACGTTTGAGTATCATGAAGTAGGCACTCAGATGCCACCTAAACAGCCTGTTCAGAACATGGACAGTAAATACGTCACCAGACAGGAATATGATGATTTAAAGGGCAAATACGAAGCTATCATAAACCGATTAAATTCTTTTTCTGAACCTGTTAGAGCTAATACCGTGCAGGAATCAGCGGTCAAGGGAGGAAACGCAGATGAGTAATCCATTATTCAACGCACTTGGTGGTGGAATGCCGCAGGGTAACGGTCCGATGCAAATGATACAGCAGTTTATGCAGTTCAAACAGAATTTTAAGGGAGACCCAAAGGAAGAAGTCCAGAAGATGCTACAGTCTGGAAAGATTTCCCAGCAGCAACTTAATCAGGTTCAGCAGATGGCAGGGCAGTTTCAGAATCTGCTGAAGAATATGAAATAGTACATTACAATCTGGCCAGATTGATGTAAATACACAATAAAGGAGATTATAACTATGGATGGAAATTATAGCTTAGCAGATATTGCCGCTGCTACTGGAAACGGTAGAAATAATGACGGCATGTTTGGCGGAGATGGTAGCTGGTGGATTATTGTTTTATTCATTTTTGCTTTCTTTGGATGGGGAAACAACGGCTGGGGTAATAACGGCAATGGCGGTGGATATGCAGCCACAGCAGCTACTCAGGCAGACATTCAGAGAGGATTTGACAATTCCGCAGTAATCAGCAAACTTGACGGAATCAATAGTGGCCTGTGTGATGGATTCTATGCCATGAATAACGGTATGCTTACCGGTTTTAACGGAATCAATACAAACATCATGCAGACCGGCTTTGGAATCCAGCAGGCAATCAATGCTGATACTGTAGCAAACATGCAGAATACAAATGCTTTACAGGCTCAGCTTGCGAACTGTTGCTGCGAGACCCGGGAAGCTATCCAGGGCGTGAACTACAATATGGCACAGAACACCTGTGCATTGCAGAACACCATGAACAGTAACACAAGAGACATCATTGATAACCAGAATGCAGGAACAAGAGCCATTCTTGACTATCTTTGCAATGAAAAGATTTCTAGTCTGCAGGCTGAGAATAATGATCTCAGACGTGCTGCATCTCAGGATCGCCAGAGCGCACTTCTCACAACTGCAATGGCTTCTCAGACACAGCAGCTCATTAATGCAATCAATCCAGCACCGATTCCGGCATATCAGGTTCCTAACCCGAACACATATTACGGATGTGGATGCGGATGCAACACCGGATGCAATTGCTGATAACTTCATATCGAGAGTATCTTTCGATTGATTTCGGATGTCGGCTTATGCCGTTATTACACAGAGGGGCAGGCTGAGACCTGTCCTTTTGTGATATGAAAGGAGTATTTTTATGGCAGAATTTACAAATGTAGCTGCTCAGACTGTAGCAGCAAATGGAAACGTAGTATTTTCAAACACAGCAGTTAAAGGTTCTAACTGCATTCAGCACAGAGAGGGAAGTGGAATCATCACTCTAAGAGGACTGACTAACCAGTGTAAAGCGAGATTCTTCGTGGATTTTTCTGGTAATATCGCAATTCCAACAGGCGGTACTGTCGGAGCTATTTCTCTGGCAATTGCAATCTCTGGTGAGCCGGTTCTTTCTTCCCAGATGATTTCCACACCGGCAGCAGTAAATCAGTACAATAATGTGTCCTCTGGCATCTATATTGATGTGCCTCGCGGATGCTGCGTTAATATCGCGGTAGAAAACACAAGCGATCAGGCTATTTCTGTTGCGAACGCGAACATTGTTGTGACCAGAGAAGCGTAGGAGGTGTGATTATGAGAGATATTAAAGACTTATGTGCAAGAATCGAAGACGAGCTGTCCAAAATTGCTGATAATGGGCTGACCACTGGGAACTTGGAAATGACATACAAACTGATTGATATGTACAAAGATATCAAGAATACGCAGTACTGGGATAAGAAAGTAGAGTACTACAACACTGTCCTTGATGAGATGCGTGGCGGATACAATGACGATTACAGTGAACGTGGAAGAAAGCGTGACAGCATGGGGAGATACAGCTCAAATGATGGCAGAATGATGCCGGATTACGACAGGGGTAATTCTTATGCCAGAAGGGGTGAGCATTATGTTAGAGGACATTACAGCCGCTCTGATGGGCGAGATGCTTATGACGATTACATGACGCAGAAACAGAGCTATCGTTCCGGCAAGTCTGAAGACTGCAAAAGAAAGATGCTCGCCGCATTGGAAGAACATCTGGACGAACTTACAACAGAAATGAGTGATATGTCCAAGGATGCAGAGTGCCGGGAAGAACGTGATCTTGTCAAGAGATACGTAGAAAAACTCCGTGATATGCTCTAAAAACACAAAAGTGGTAGAGAGGTAGTTAAAAGAAATCTGTTATAATGTAATTGTGCAGCAGGAAGCACAAGTAAAACGGTTGTTTTTGACATTTTCGTTTTAATCCTCCTTCCTTTAATTTAGTAGCTGGTACGCACGCTTTAACGGAAAGTTGAACAGGTTCGAATCCTGTCGTGCGTATTTGCCATCTGGCACGCAAGATGGCTCACCTCCTTGATTAAGGTTTTTGTTATTCATACTTTTCTTTTAAAAAAGAAATAAATATCCGAAACAACTCGTGGCAGGCATGACACGTTAAACACCTTGCTAACCCGGGAATCCGGGTTGTGTGGAATGTACGCTAGTGGAAAACTGACAGAGTCGCACTCTGGTCTCCGGTTCGATTCCGGGCGCTCCGCTTTAATCCGCTTAGAGTTAAGCTGTTTGTATACAGGTGGTCTATGTCTCAGGTGGATTTACGCTATAGCGAAAGAAGTGAAATTCACCCCAGTTTCTTTTTAGAGGGTTGGCCGTTATAGGCGGCATGGAATGTAGCTCAGTGGTAGATCGCACTGTAAATGTGAGGTCGCAGGTTCGATTCCTGCCTTTCCGATTACCTTGCCAGTGGTCTAACTGGCTTAATCCATTTACCTGCGGCGGCAGGTCAATAAACACGACCAGGAGGATGTTATGCAGAAACTTATTGACACTTTAAAATCGTTTGGAATTGAAATCCCGGAGGATAAACAGGCAGATGTAAAGAAAGTACTCTCTGAGAATTACAAGAATGCAAAGGAAGTTGCAAAAACTCTGTCAAAAGTCGAGGGAGAACGTGATGACTGGAAAGAACGCGCTGAGACAGCAGAGGAAACCTTAAAAGGCTTTGACGGTATCGACCCGGCAAATGTTAAGACCGAGTTAGAGACCTGGAAACAGAAAGCGGCAGATGCAGAGAAAGAATTCAATGCGAAAATCTATGACCGTGATTTCTCAGATGCTCTGAAAGCAGCACTCGATGATGTTAAATTTTCAAGCGAAGCGGCAAAGAAATCAGTCATGGCAGACATCAAAGAAGCAGGTCTTAAGCTGAAAGACGGCAAAATCCTTGGGCTGAACGATCTGATTGAGCAGATGAAACAGTCTGACGCATCCGCTTTCGTGGATGAATCTCAGCAGCAAGCTCAGCAGAATCAGGCAAGATTTACCACTCATGTTGGACAGCAGCAGACACCGGGAAGCATGACAAAGAAGGAAATCGAAGCGATCAAAGACCCATCTGAGAGACAGGCTGCGATTGCTCAGAATATCCAGCTATTCCAGTGATTTTTACACCGACTATACACCAGAGTATAGCCGCTAACCCAATACCTTAACAATTATGGGTAGAAAGGATTTTTTTATGCCAGCAAAAACAAATCTTATTATGACTAATGATATTCAGGTCACAGCACGTGAGATTGATTTTGTTACCAGATTCGAAAGAAACTGGCAGCACTTACGTGATATTCTTGGTATCATGAGACCTATCAAAAAACAGCCGGGTGCTGTACTCAAGTCCAAGTACGCAGAGGGTACTTTACAGAGCGGACTTGTCGGTGAGGGCGAGGAAATCCCTTACAGCAAATTCGTTGTAAAAGAAAAGAAATATGCGGAAATGACTATCGAGAAGTACGCAAAGGCTGTATCTATCGAAGCAATCAAGGATCACGGCTATGAGAACGCCGTTCAGATGACTGATGATGAATTCCTTTTCCAGCTTCAGACTGATGTTACCGGCAGATTCTATGATTATCTGAAAACCGGTACACTTACTTCCACAGAAACAACATTCCAGATGGCTTTGGCAATGGCCAAAGGCCGTGTAGAAAACAAATTCAAACAGATGCACAGAAATGTGACTGGTGTTGTTGGATTCGTGAACATTCTGGACGTATATGAATATCTCGGAGCGGCTGAGATTACTATTCAGAACCAGTTCGGCTTCCAGTACATGAAAGATTTCATGGGATTCAATACTATCTTCCTGTTATCCGACAGCGAAATCCCGAGAGGACAGGTTATTGCTACCCCTGTCGAGAACATCGTACTTTACTATGTTGACCCGAACGAATCTGACTTTGCAAGAGCAGGTCTGGTGTATACCGTATCTGGCGAGACAAACCTGATCGGATTCCACACTCAGGGCAACTACCACACCGCAGTGTCCGAAGCGTTCGCAGTTATGGGACTTACTCTTTTTGCGGAGTACATTGACGCAATCGCAGTAATCACCATTGACGAAACACCAACGCTCGGCACTCTGACAGTAACATCTGCGGAAGGAACAGCAACTGGTGATACAAAAATCACTGTAAATCCGGCTAAAGAAAACGCTGGCAATGTGTACAAGTACAAAGTTGGTGCATCTGAAACAGCTGTAACTTATGGCCAGAATCTCAGAAACTGGACTACATGGGACGGAAAAGCCGACATTAAGGCAGCAACCGGGCAGAAGATTACAGTGGTTGAGTGTGATGGAACATACAAAGCGCTGAATGCCGGAAGTGCAAGCGTAACAGTAAAATGACAAACGTAGGAGGTAACTGGCATGGCTTATGCAGATTATGAATTTTACACAACTTCATATTTCGGTTCAGTCGTGCCAGAAACCGACTTTCCACGACTGGCAGAAAGAGCCAGTGATTTTGTGGATACAATGACATTTGACAGGTTGGTGGACGGACTGCCAACAAACGAACGCTCACAGAAGCGTATCAAAAAGGCAGTCTGTTCATTGGCTGAATTAATGTATCAGATTGAACTTGCTGAGAAGAATGCTATTAATCAGGCATCGGCAAATGTAACCGACATAAATGCCGGGAACATCTCAACAGGCATTGTAACATCTGTATCATCTGGCAGTGAATCCATCTCTTACGCAACGCCTCAGCAAATTGGGGCAAGTGCAAAGGAATGGAGTGCGGTATATGCCGCCGCCGGAGATGTACAGAAAACGAACGACTTACTTCTTAAGACAGCTTTACCGCTTCTGATGGGAGTAAGGACAGATGATGGAATACCAATTC